CTCAAACTCCGGCGGGCCGATACTACCTCGACCGACTGGAGTTTGAGCGTCTGTCGGTAGCAAAGGACCACCGAGCCCGTCACCAGCAGGCACGGATCGAGAATCTCCAATTCGACGCCGAGGAGAACCCGTGGCTCAATGCCGGTGCGTAGCCGAGTCCCTACCGAGACTTGTCACAACCCTGGTTTAAGGTCCAGATCGTAGGCGGCAAAAGGCCGACGAGCAGGAGGGCCGGATGGATCAGTTAGGCATGTTTGAGGTCACTCCGGTATTCCCGACCCGTCGGGGGTTCATCGAGCCCGGCACCCCTCAACATCTGGCGATGATCTCGCCGAGCAAGGTCGCGTCGATCTGCGGGGTGTCTCGGTTCCATTCGGCGTACACCGTCTGGATGAGGATGGCCGGTCGGATTGGGCCGGAGCCTGATGCGGACCGGTTCCGGGTCGGGCACGCGTTCGAGTCGGCGTTGGCGGAGCTGTGGAAGCTGGAGCACCCCGGCTGGAAACTCAGCCCGGGTGAGGTGCAGTACGTCAGTGAGGAGTTCGGGTTCCCGACGGTGGCGACCCCGGACCGTCGGGCCTGCCGGGGCCGGGCCCGGAAAGTGATCGAGTTGAAAACCGCGAGGGATCTCGGCGAGTGGGGCGACCCGAATTTGGACGGCGACTGCCCAGCCGATTACGCGCTGCAGGTGCAGGCGGAGCAGCTGTTCTGCGGGATGACGAACTGGCCTGCCGACCTGGTGCTGATGGGCCCGTACTTCGCGCATCACACATATCCGGTCAGCTTCGATGAGAAGGTCGGGGAGTGGATGCTGGCGGTGTGCCGCCGGTTCTGGAAGTCCCTCGCCGACGATCAGCCACCCGATTTGGATGACTCGGTGTCCACGTACACCACCCTCCGACAGTTGCACCCGGATATCGAGCCGGGCACGTCGGTGGAGATCCCGGAGGCGTTGGCGTCGGATTATCTGACCGCGCTCACGGAGTGCAAGTCGGCGGACGCGGTGCTGGTCGGGCTGAAGTCGAAGATCCTGTCGGAGGCGGGTAGCGCGCAGTTTATTGAGTGCAACGGGGAGCGGGTCGCGGCCCGGCAGCCGCACTTCCGGGGCGGGGTCTCCCTGGTGGCGAAAATGGACCCATCCCAGTTAACAGCGAGGTGACGAATCGGCGACGGGCAGGAGTACAGTTCGGCCTCAGCTTGGCCCGCTCGGACCCGTCGCTTCATGGAACGCAGACCGGCATTTTTGGACCGGTCTCGGAACGGAAGGTGACAACGACATGAGCGAAAACAGGGAGATCGAAACCGTCGAGCAGCAGCAGCTGCCGTCGGTCTCGGAGATCACCGAACCCACCACCGGAGCGCTGCAGCGCCTCGAAGCGGAAGTGGCCGCGCTGGACAAGGCGTACCGGTGGGCGCTGGCGATGAGCAAGACGACGATGGTGCCGGAGCATTTCCAGCAGGGTCACAAGCCCCGGGGTTGCACCGACCCGCTGGGGGAGACCGCCACCTACAACCTCGCGGCTGCTGTGCTGTACGGGAGCGAGATCGGGCTGTCCGCGATGGCGTCAGCGCAGAACGTGTTCGTGGTACACGGGAAGCCCGCCGTGTACGCGCGCACGATGGCCGCTCAGGTACTCCGGGCCGGGTTCAAGATCGAGGAGGTGTCCGCCTCCGACGAGTCGGTCATCTGGCGGGGTTTACGGGACGGGCATTGGGCGTCGTCGGAGTGGACGATGGAACGCGCCCGGCAGGCCGGTTACACCACCAACGAGCGGTACCAGACCAACCCGACCGAGATGCTGCGCGCGAAAGCGACCGCCGAAGTGTGCCGCATCCAATACCCGGATGTGCTACTCGGGATGGCGTACAGCGTGGAGGAGCTGCAGCTGCAGAACGTCACCGTGCAAAGAGTGGTGCGGGAGGGGGTGCGCGGCACCGCGCGGCTCCGTGAGATCGCCGAGGAGGCGTCCAAGGCGACCGCCGACGTGGACCCGAATGACTCCCCGGTCGAGGCGACTCCTCTCGCGCCCCAGCCGACCGGGGAGTCTCCTCCTACCGGGGTCATGGTGGTCGACCCGGACTGCGAGCTCGCCACCGACGAGCAGTTGACCCGTATCCGGGCGCTCGGCAAAGGCCAAGGGCTTTCTGCTGCCGGGCTTTTGGAGGACATCACCCTGTTCTTGCAGCGCGAGAAGCGGCTGCCGGATCTGCATAAACTCACATCGTCGGAAGCCGACGAGATCATCGGCCACTACACGACACCCGAACCGCCTGGCCCCGAGACCATCCCGGAGCCGCAGCAGGGCGCGCCGGGTGACTAGGCAGCAAACATCTGAGGGAGTAGCTGGCTACCGGCTAGGCAGGTAGTTGATTCAGCCCCGGTCCTGGGAGCGAATACCAGGGCCGGGGCTGAATCGTTGACAGGGATTGCAAGGGACAGGATATCGCGCGATGGGACCGAACCGAAACACATTCAAAGGCGTGTCCCCAGAACACAATCCCCAGGTTTATCCCCAGTTTCGGCCGACCGGATCAGGGCAGTTCCCATCCGCCGTGAGAGGGTCTAAAGTCCCCCAGGTTCCCCGAAGATTAAGCGCCCCGGCGCGGGATGTGAGCCCGCCCGGGACCGGCCAGCTAATGCGAATGGGAGCTGACGTTGTGGATCTTAGCTCGCGTGATTCTCGGCTTGGGTGAATACCCGATGACCGACACGCGATTGCCTGACCGATGGCTGAATGACCGACGGGTCCACAAATCACCCGCTCATTTCCAATCGTTCGTCAGCGCCTTGATGTGGTCGGTCGCGAATCGCACCGACGGCATGATCGAGACCGATGACCTCCCGCTGATTCCCCATTTCGACCGGGCCGTGCTCCCGGATCTCGTGAAGGCGGAACTGTTCGTCGCGACCCTCACCGGGTGGAGCATCCCCGAGTTCGAGGAGACCCAGACCAGCAGGGATCAGCACAGGTCGGCTGCCCATGCCCGGCGGATGAACGCCGAGCGCCAGGCCAGGTGGAGAGCCAGGCAGGCTGAGCTGGCCAATCAGGGCAGTAACGTTACGGATAACGTAACGGAGACCGTTACTGAAACCGTTACTGAGACGGTTATTCCACAGGCAGGTAAGGATGTTCTTTCTTTAAAAGAACCACCTACGAACTCTCCTTCTCCAGGCTTGGTTGTTACTAACAGGGGTACGTCACTAAGCCCCGAGGGCATCGACCAAATCCGGGTCTCCGATGACGCCCGAAAACTGGTCCACGAGGCGGTGCCGAAAACTCAGCTCCGGACCCGACGGACCCGGGATGGGCTGTACGCGCACACCCAGATTCTGATCAACGACGGGGCGACGCCCGACGACGTGTCCTCGGTGCTGAGCGAGTGGGCCGGTACCACGGATGTCTATCCCGGTCAGCTGCCGCACATGTACACCGAGCTGATGAAACGTCGCGCTGGGGCGACCAGGAACGGACACCGGCTGAGCCGGGCCGAGGAGAAAACGCTGGGCTGGATGGCAATGGGTCGTCAGCCCGGTCAACCGAAAGGGCTGACATGATTACTCGAATCGACATTGGGGACGCGCTCGCGATGCTCGCTGCCAACGCGCCCGATAAGACACCGGAGCCGAACGAGGCGACGATGGCTGCTTGGTCAAAGTATTACGACGGTTATCTGGGCTGGACCGGGGATGACCTAGTGGCGGCGGCGCACGAGCTGTGCAAGCGGCCCCGGGAGCGACTGGTTCAGCCCGCCGATCTGGGCTTAATCATCCAGCGGTTCCGTCGGGACGCGTACGAGCGGTCGGACCCAAATACCCGGGAGGACGCCTGGTCCGATCTGGGTGGTCGGCCCCCGGCGCAGCAGTTGGCGTTCGGCGGCGGGTACGTGGACTCCGCCGGGCAGCGTCGGGACCGGTACGGCTACGTCGATAAGTCGGTGCCCGACCCGGAGTACCCGGAGGATTGGTCGTCGGATCAGCGGCTGGCCGCGTACTGGCAGCGGGTCCGGTCCGGGTACGCGGAGGTGCCCCCGGTGGTGTGCCCGGTGGAGCATCCGCCGGGTGCGGAGTGCGCCGACCCGTCCTGCGATAAACCGTCCACGTTCGCCCAGTTCTGCGCGAAGCATTACGTCCTGTCCGGCCTAGCCAAGCTGGGTATCCGGGTGTGAGTACGAACCCGGCGCTGGATGTCCGCTGCCTGCACTGCGGGTCGGCCCCGGGTGCGGTGTGTCTGGGCACCACCTGGCCGGGGAAGGGCCAGGAGTCCCGGCGTCCGATGCGGTTCTCCCCGGCGCATCCGGTACGGGTGGCGTTGGCGGCGGCGCTGGCGGCGGGGGCCTCGCAGCAGGCGGCGGAGCGGGCGGCCCGGATCGCGGTCCGGTCAGATCACCACGACTACGAGATCCCGTATCTCGCGGACGCGCGGCTGGCGGTGGAGCGGGCCGATATCGAGGTGGCCCGCGCCTACCGGAAGCAGCACCCGCCCGGGCCGGGACTGCCCGAGCCCGCGCAGCCGGAGCTGGACCTGCAATGAAGCCGAAGACGTGCGCGTGCACGGAGTACCGGGAGTCCACCACCCGGGGGGTCTGCGCCTGCGCGCACGACAAGTGGCCGTACCACAAGCGTGGGGTCGGGCCGTGCTGGTACCCGGTGACGATGGCGTCCTGATGCCGTCGCGTGATTTCGTCCCTGAGCGCATCCCTAAGCCGCTTCAGTCCTGGCACACCAACCCGGCCCGGTTCGGCCCGGAGAACGAGCCTGAGCCCCAGGACGGGCCCCGTGAGTGTGTGCTGTGCGCAGCGCTGACCGACGAACCGACGTGCCCCGAGTGTGGGGAGTACACCGTGCCGATACCCGGCGCTCAGTGGGACGACGACTGAAGGACATGACGATGATGCGAACCTGCGCGATCTGCCAGAACTTCTCGGGTCTTCAATCGGTCTGCTGGGACTGCGCGACGATGATCTGGCCGCACCGTCAGATCAATCCAGGGGCCAAGGAGCTGTCCCGGGCCCTGCTGCTGGTGCCCGAGTTAACTGGTCCATCGGTTGTCAGCTAACCGGTTGGACATAATTGCTACTGCGCTGCTATATTCAGTTCAGCGGTTGGCACCAGGCCAGCCCGGACCACCCGAGGAGATACGCGATGAACCAGGAGTTCGTTGCGCGCTACTGCAACACCACGCTGAAGCGCGGAAGTTTCACCGAGATCGGCGACGCCTTGATCGACAAGGGCTTCAACATGTCAGCCGCCTACGCCAAGGACGACGGTGTGCTCGTCGTCCCGCACACCCGGACGCCGCGTGTCACGGCGACCCTGTTCGCCTCGCTCGGGCACGTCGAGGAGTCGGTGAAGGAGCCGATCCCGACCCGCCTGGACCTGGCGAACGCCACCCTGGCCGGGGCTGCGGTCATGGACGGTTTCGAGGACGGGGCGAAGGTCGCCGCCCGGGACTGCGGCGCGGTGCACCCGGACGGGATGGTCTGCATCCTCCCGGTGTTCGCGGAGCGGCTGTGCTGCTCCGAGCGGGTGTTCCCGCACGACGGACCGCACCAGGTCCACGGCGACGACGGTGTGATCACGCACCGCTGGGTGGAGGAGCTGATCATCCGCGATCTGCCGTTCAACACCTATGGCGCGATGGAGATGTCGTCATGAGCTACAGCAACCCGAACGACCTGTGCTGCCCCGCCGGGTGCTTCCCGTGCGGCGACGACGGCTACTGGACGAACGGCGGCGTGCATTCGTCGGAGTGCTGCCAGAACACGCAGTGCTCGTCGTCCACCAACGAGCGCCTGACCCGAACGATGGAGTTCGTCCGGTCGGAGCGGCGTCGGGGTAGCTCGGTCCGGGCGTCCGGGGCGCTGACCGCGTTCGCTGAGCGCACCGCCGACCCGATGGACACCTGGCTCGGGGCGGACTTCGAGCAGGACGTGGCTGACTGGGTCACGGCGGAGTCGGAGTGGTCGGATCAGGTCGAGCGCTGGCTGGTGGCGGAGACCGACTGGGACTGGCTCGACGCGGAGCAGACCGAGGACGTGAAGGCTTCGGAGGAGGACGTGTTGCTGGCGTCCCTGAGGGCCAAGGCGGAGCAGACTCGGGCGGGCCGGGTGGTTCACCTGGCCCGGCCCGAAGCCGCCCCCGGCCGGGTCCACACCGCCGAGCGGGTGCGCCGACATGGATAGGGAGCGACATGAGCGAGGAGGAGATCACGATGTTCGAGCTGACGGAGCTGGCGGTTCGGGTGCTGCAGGCGATCCCGACCGTGACCGACCCGGTGCTGCTGCGCCGGATGCTGGCCGCGATCCCGGACCTGCCGTGAAGGCCGGTGCGGTCAGCATGTCGCAGATCATGGCGCACCCGACGCACCGGATGGACGCCGAATACTGGCTGTCGAGCGAAAGCGAAAGGCAACGGATGGACATGGACAACGGCGGGCCGAGACCGGATCACTTCTGGCACTACGACCAGGCGATGGCCGCGCTAAGCGGCGACCAGGCGATGGCCGCGTGCGCGCACATGCTCGGCGCGATCTATCGGCTCCTGCAGGAGCGTCGATGACCAGCAGCATGAACCACGTCGATGTCGATGTGGAGGAGACCGACCGGGGTTGGCGCTGGGTGTACCAGTCCAGCAACGGGGCGTGCTTCGTGTCCCCACGGAGCGACTACACCAACAAGGGTGCGGCGCGGCGGGCGGGCCGCGCCTGGGTCGCCGCGAACTATCCCGCCCCATGAAGCGTGCCGCCGGGGCGTCAACGTCACCGGAGCCGGGTCTTCTAACATCGCGAATCTCCCCGGCACCAACGGAAACGATGGACGGTCCAATGACGACCTCGGGGTCCGAGACCCATCCAGCGCCCCGGCGGCATCCCACCCGGAGAGGAGCAGCTGTGCTGTGCCCGGTCTGCCTGAACCCCGTCCGCACCGACGAGCACGGCCTGGTGCTGAGACATCCCGACTCGGTGGGGATGGACTGCCGGATGTCCGGTCAGCTCGGCCCGGTCTGGACGGAGACCTCCACCCGGGCCGCTGTCTCCGGCCGGTCCGGGGGCATTTGTGAGTTCTGCATGAAGATGACCGGCCAGGAGATGCACCACCGCAAGTCCCGCGGGGTGGGTGGGCGATGGCATCCGGCGAACATTCTGCATCTGTGCCGACGCTGCCACCATTTCGCGACTGAGCATCCCGGCTGGTCGCACGCGCTCGGGCTGATCGTGCGCTCCGGCGAGAACCCGTCCACCCGTCCGGTGCAGCGGGAGAACGGGGTCTCGTTCCAGCCGACCGACGAGGTGACCATGCCGGTCCCGAAGGGGCGGCGGTGAGCTGTTACCCGATCGCGGAAGGCGACCGGACCATCGGCCATATCTGCACGACTGGCCCGTTCCGGGAGGTCAGACGGAAACCGGGCAGGATGAGGTGGTGCTTCGGCTGCCGGGCCCATCTTCCGCATGACTGGGTGCTATTCGACACTATCGAGCCGAGCTATTGGGGTCCGTGGTGCCGGTACGACTGTTCCCGGTGTCATCAGGACCGGACTTGCTTCCCGGGGTGTGAACGAGAGTGGGACTACGGCTGATGACGCGCATCCTGCTGCGCCCGCACGAGCTGCCGCGCTACCCGAGGAACAGCGAGCTGCTGCACGGCGACTGGCACTGGTGGAAGATGCGCCTCCCGGTCGGCGATCAGCCTGTGCATGCCGCCGACCGACCGGACGATATCGAGGAGGCCAGTGTCACGTTCAACCGGTCCCGTGACCCGGACACCACGCTGCTCAACCCGCCTGCGTTCCGGATGATCACCACCCGACGGGTGACCGAGTTCCCCGACTTGCAACGCCGGTTCGTGGACTCGGAGCGCATCGACTGCTACGTGGTGTGGTGGGGCTGCCCCGGGCTGGACTGGTACGCGCTGCCGGGGAACACCTGCCACCCGGGTGACTATCAGATCAGTGATCGGACCGAGATTCAGGGCTGTCCTGATCCTCGACGCCTGCTCAGTGAGCGGACCCGGGACGCCGAGCTGCACGAGATCCGGTTCCACTCCGGTCAGCCGCTGCTGTCCTGGCCGCACACTATCGACTTCACCGAGGCGGTCCCATTGAACCGGGAGCAGATCGCGGCCGCGTTCGGTATCCCGGCGGAGCTGCTGGCGACCATGCTGAGCCCCAACACGGTCCGACGGTTGGAAGGACTGACCCCGCTCTATGAGGGACCGGTGACCGTGAGCCGACAGCCTCAGATGCCCCGCTACACGGTGGACGACACCCTGACCGCGTTCCAGCGGTACGCCGACCCGGCCCGGCTACGCGAATTTCCGCCTGGGAGCCGCTATAACCGGCGGCGGGACCCGAGGCGGGCTCCCAAGACCGGGAACGACGAGCAGGAGGTTCTGGACGCGATAGACGAGCTGGTCAACGAGCAGCTCGATTCGGGTCCCCGGGACGACTACGCGCGGGACTATGTGGAGCGCTGCCCGGTCTGCGGGGAAGGCTGGCACGGGCTGACCGGGACCGGCGGGATGGATCAGTTCGGGCATTCCCTGGGGGCGGCGGGCTGCCCGGGGGCGTTCGCGGATGAGGAGGAGATCAAGCAGTGGCGGGGTTAGATGGGTTCGTAGTCGATAACGAGACCGGGGACCGCGCTGACGACGCGGGCGGCGACAGCCCGGTGCCAAGACGCCGGATACCTTCCGGTCGCTTCCGCGTCCCGTTGGGTAATGAGGATCACATCATCCCCGGTCTCCTCCGCCTTCTTGAGTTTCCGCCGGTACTGCAGGATCAGGTTGTTGACCAGGTTCTCGGTCTCCTCGTAGATGTCGTCGATCTCGGTCACGATCCCGGACGGGATGGCTTCCTCACCCTTCTCCATCCGCTGCAATCGGCGCAGGTCAATCTGCAGGTGCCGGGCCAGCTGGGTCTGCGAAAACCCCAGGAACGATCGGGTGCAGGTGAGTTCCGCCACCGTCATCATGGCGGTCTGTGTCGGCATCGTCGTGGTCCTCTCGGAGGGGGCTGGCCGCTTGCCAGGCCAAGGTCTAGTCTAGTCCAGGTTTGGGTTATTGGTAGCGCGGTACCAGCAGCCTAGTTTTCGGTCCATTGTGGAATGGCATTTCCGGCACCTCGGTTTGTACTGGTCAAGATCGGTACTGAATCCTGGCCCGCCATTAAATGACCAATCCAGGGCAGGCTCGCCGCAGTCAACACAGGGATACTGCCGGGCCGGTCCATGCCATACCCGGAGCCGGGCGTGAACTCCTCCCGAGCTAACTTGATCACCCCGCCACGCCCAGTGACTCTCGCGACGAGGTCGTTCGTGATTCACGTCGCCATAACGACGCTGTTTGTCCCAGTGACGCTTACAAAGCCCTAGGGCGTAGACCTGTTTAACACATCCCTTGACTGGGCAGCGGGCAACCATAAGTTAGCTAGTTTAGCGTTTTAATTGATAGCGGGGTATAGTCACCTTTTATGGCTAATCGAAAGGGCGCACCGCCTGAGGTGGAGGAACGGCACCGTGCGCTTCTCCGGTCGGCGGCGGCTGACCTGGACGAGAAGCGTCAGCTGGCGTGGGAGTCGGAGCTGAGACTGCGCTCAGCGATCCGTGACGCGTTCGATGAGGGAGTGACTGTCACCCCGGTCCGTGAGGAGACCGGGCTCTCCACCCCGCGTATCTATCAGATCAAGAACGAACTGGACGACGAGCTGCCCCCGCTGTACCAGCCCCGCACGGCCTAGCCCTCCGTCGGCTTCTCGGCCTCCTCGGCACGCACCTGGGCGCGCCACTTCGCGATAGCGCCCACGTTCTTATACCGGCTCTGCAGGAACAGCGCGCCCGCCGCGACCCACGCCACCACGGCGTTCACCCATTTCTCGGTCGTGACGCTCATCCCCTGCACGGTGACGAGGGTGTTGAGCAGCACCACCACCGCGCTGAGCACCGCCAGGATCATCGACCAGTACTCGGCCAGCCAGCCGGGTTGTGGTCCCTTGGTGGCGAACCAGCGGGGCAGCAACGGCGGCTTGGGCTCGGGTTCGGTCATGGGCTTACATTGTCGGCGTGGTAACCCGGCCGGTGTGGATGGCGCGCTGATACTTCGGGGATGACCAGTCCAGCCAGGCTTGCCTTCGCGGCCCTGGCTGGACTGGTCATCCTGCTGCCTGCCCCGACTGCGTCGGGTGACCCGGGAGGTAGCGGGAACGGTCTCGGCGGTGAGCCGGGCATCAGCCCCGGCCTGACTCCCGGTGCGGCGGCACTCCTGCTCTGCCCCGGTGTGGGGACCGCCGTCAACGTCCTCGGCGCCGGTGGCGGCTACTGCGACTTCAATTTCACCATCGAGGGCCACATTCACTGTGAATGGGGCGGGTTCATCCCCATCGCGCAGATGTGGCAGTGCTGGCGGGTGTTCCCCGGCCAGCCGGATCACCCTGGCCGTCCCGACCCCGATGTGATCCCGGATGGGTGGGGTGTGCCGTGGGCGATAACGGGTCCGACCCCTCAGGATCAATGGCCACCGCCGGGTCTCACCCCGGCTCCGCCGCCACCCCCGGCAGAACCGCCGACGCCTTAGCCAAGATACGCGCCTTATTCCCCTCGTAGACACAGCGCCGACATTGGCGCGACCCGCTGGTGGGATTGATCCTGGTGTTCTCGGGCGTGAACTCATGGTTGCGCTTGCAGTGCGTCTTCACGGCGTTGTGGTGGGTGCCGTGACGTACCTCGTCCAACATATTCTCGCGTCTGGTGTCCCATCTGAGATTCGGACGGCTGTTATCGTCTGAGCCGCCGGGACCGTGACACGCCTCAAGGCCGCCTGGCCGTGGCCCGACAAACGCTTCGATCACCAGCGTGTGAATGCGCACGCGGCGCTTTTCATCCCCCCGCTCCAAGTTCACGGTGAGGTAGTCCATCGGCGGTGTCCTATATGGCGAGAGCAGATGACCGCGCTTCACATAGCTGCCGCCGAGATTCCCGCCATGCTTCTGTGGCCGACCATGCCGTTGGATGATCCTGTCGAGAACACGTACCCGGCCAAGTGAGCTGACTTCGTACAGGTCCTCCCAGCCGACTACCGACCGCCATTCCTCAGCTGACACAAATGTGATACTACACCCGCACTGCGGCCCAATGATGTACGTGCTGTATGGCCAGCTGAACGTAGGTTTGGCCCGGGAAAACTTCTCTGATTCCATATTCTATGTGCGGGGCGGTGGGTGGCTGCCAGCAGATGAACTGGATCCCCAGCACGCACGCCTGGATGGCGGCGGCGATGCCTTTGACGGAGATCAGCCGGTCCGTGAGTGGGTTGATCACGGCCTCGGGGAGCAGCTGCGCTTCCTCGATGTCGATGCCGTGCCGGTACATGCCGCGTTTCACGTCGTCGTAGGCGTCCCCGTCGAGGTTGCCGAGCAGCGCGAGGCAGTTGGCGACGAATGTCTCCTCGAAACCGCCGCCGAGCTCCAGTTCGGTGCAGAGCGTGTACACGTCCCGCATGATTTCCCCGGTCAGGGTGGCGGGCACCCCGGCGTACATGTCGTAGGTGTCGACCAGTTCGCACCACTCGTCCCCGAGCAGCGGCAGCCGGAACTGGGCGATCCCTTCACCGTCGGTCGGCGGCCCGCCGTGGAACGTCTTCTCCAGGTGGCGGGACGGGTTCCCGAACACGTACCCGGCGACATAGTTGGGGTGCAGCTGCGCGAGCCGACCGCCGGGTTCGAACTCCATCCGGACCCGGGCCGCCGCCTCGCCGCCCTGGCTGTATCCGCCGAGGATGACCGGTCGGTCGGCGTGGGTCAGGGTCCAGTCCACCGCCCAGTCCACACCGATCCTCACAGATTCGGCGTAGCTCACCGGCTTACCGAAGCTCCACGGTGCCTGGACGGGGACCTCGTCAGCCACGTCGGCGCAGGCCTGAGCCACATCGCTGGGGAACCCGACCCCCGGTGCCGCCCAGGTCCCGGCGAACGTCAGGATCGCTAACCGCCCGGACCCCCCTCCGCCGGGGTTAGGGGGGAAAGGGGGCTCACCACCCGCCAGGGTGTTCTTGATGTGCGCGACCGCGTCGGTGATGCTACGGCCACCCAGCTGCGGCCAGCCGTGCCCGTAGCCGTCTTCGCCGACCGGTCCGGCGTTCTGCTCGTAGTCCAGCTTCGCGTAGTCGAGCGGGGTCTTGGGCGCGGCGTACTCAGCGCGCCAGTGCACCGACGACTTGCCCTGCTCCAGCAGATGCAGGATGTCGGACAGCGCGTCCACCAGGTACAGGTTCTGACCCTGCTCGTTGACACCCAGCTGCGGCCAGCCGGTGCCGTACCCGGTGGCCGGGTCGATGGGTCCGCATTTCTGCTCGTAGTCGAGTCGGACGTAGTCAGGCACCGGTGCCTCCGAGGTGGGGTGGGGCAGGTTGGCGTAGCACGCTGCTTTGGGTGGGATCAGGGTGGCGCACTGGTCGAAGCTCATCCAGTAGCCGAACGGCTGAAAACCGGAGTCGGCGATCCACACCGCCCGCTGAGCGGGGTTGTCGTCGTAACCGGCGCAGGTGACGTAGTGGTAGATGGTCCCGCCGCCGTAGCTGGGGGACTGTGACCCTTTGATCCCAACCGGGTAGTTCGCCGGTGGGGCGACCCAGTTCATCACGATCCCGTACCCGGAGTTGATGGACCGCAGGATGCCGTCCCACAGCCGGTCCTTCTCGTCGGCGGTGGGTGGGTCGTGGGGGGCGTCGACGCTGGTGTAGTTGGCTTCCGGGAGTCTCGGGTCCAGGCACCGTTCGATCAGCGCCACATAGTCGGTGCCGCCCTGGTCGGTGCCGCACTCCTCGGCTAGTTGGGATTCGGGGACATAGATGCCCCGGATGTTCAGGCAGACCTGCGCGCTAGCCGGGCCGCACCAGTAGCCGGTCTCCTGCGGCACGATGCTGTGGTCATAGGCCAGTACCTTCTCACCCACGAGCGGGGCTCCTCCCGTTGTTTGACCTACCAGGCGGTCATAGATCTCACACGCCTCCGGATACCGTTCGTCGTAGCGGTCCGGGTATGCGCTCTGCTGCACCATCTGCGCCCAGCCGCCGGGGGTGGTGGCGTTGGTGTTGTAGTCATCGCCGCCGATTCGCTGATCCACCAGCGAGTCGAAGAACAGGCCGGAGCTGTCGGGGACGTGCATGCGCTCATAGCAGTTGCCCCACCACGGGTCGCGCTGCTGGAACACCCCGACACTGTTGGCATCGGAGCCGATGGCGTCGTGCGGGTAGGTGAGGCTTTCCGGGTCCGCGTGGTTGGCGTACATCGTCAAGTTGCTCTCCACCAGGCCGGTGGAGATGGCGATCTGGATGCCCTTCTGGGTGACCCCGCGCCGCTGTCCCTCGGCGATGATACCCAGCGCGATGTCATCGGGTGTGTAATGTGACACGGCCTGATGGTCGCACACAGCGCAGGTGCTGCCCGGTCGATTGCTGGCGTGTCAATGATCCGGCCCCGTCTGAATCTGCGACCATGTGCCCTATGTCCCCTGAGCAGCGTCTGGAAGTTGAGCCTGTAGCGGCTGCGGAGACCATCGACACCAGGCCTCAGGAGGTCGACATCGCCGCCTACGGCGGCGACACCCTCACCATTCAGATCACCGCGCCGACCTCGCTCGTCACGGGCATGGACTGGAACGCTCAGGTACGTAAGGACCGTAACCCTTCCACCCCGATCGACGCGTCGTTTCTGATCACGCCCCCGGTCGGCAGTGGACCTGCTGCTGTCGTTTTATCGTCAGTCGACACCGCCCGGCTGGCCGGGACCGGGACCATACGGAGAAGCACCAACCCCCAGACCGGCGCCACCCAGCAGATCCAGACCTACACCGGGGTATGGGACTGCCAGATCAGCGACCCGACTAACCCAGACCCGGTCATCACCCTGGTGCAGGGCACGATCACGCTGGACGCTGACGTCACCCGGCTGCCATGACGGATGAGATCGTCACCGACCAGGCCATCGGCGAGATCACGGTCGAGGTTCCGCAGTTCGACATCACCGTCCAGGTGCCTGTCCCGCAGGTCACCGTCGATGTCCCGGTGTTCGGGGTCACCGTCTCCGGGGGCGGACCGGCCGGTCCGCCCGGGCCACCCGGAGAACCCGGACCGCCCGGTACCGGCAATCCTGTTGTCGGAGAAGCACCTTCGGGCGTCAAAAACGGGGTCAACACGAACTTCGATACCGCGCAGCCCTACCGCACCGATACCACGGCGGTCTACCGGAACGGGCTGCGTGAGACGCGCGGCTCGGGATACACCGAGACCGGCGCCAGCCAGATTACGTTCTCGGTAGCACCACAACCCACCGACGACCTGAGCGTTGACTACATCGTCCAGTGAAAGGCTGACCCATGACCCAGCAGCAGATTGACGGTGGCAAGCAGATACGCTCCGCCACCATCACCACCACCCAGCTGGCCGCTGCGGCGGGGATCACCGACGGCCAGCTCGCCACCTCCTACATCAAGGCCGACGGCACCCGCGCGTTCACCGGGGAGCAGGCGGGTATCACCCCCACCTCGTCCACGTCGCTGGCCACCAAGGGCTACGTCGACAGTGTGGCGCAGGGCCTGGACACCAAGCCGTCGGCGCGGGCCGCGACCGTGACGGAGACGTTGACGATCTCCTCGGGCAGCGTCACGCAGATCGGCGGCACCACGGTCGACGGTGTCGCCATCGCCGTCAACGACTACATCCTGATCATGAACGCGCCCGCAGCGACCGGCGCGGCGGGCGGCGCGGGAAACTACACCAGCCAACCAGCAAACGGCCTCTACAAGTGCTCGGCCAACACCACCAACCTGACGGTGGCCCGCGCCCCCGAGCAGTCCGGCAGCGAGAACCCGGCCGGGGACTACGTGTTCGTGGAGAACGGCACGTCGATCACGGCGGGCAGCGGCTACACCGTCGTCGTCCCGTCGTCGGGGTCGGGATTCGTCTACGGCACCAACAACATGCAGTGGACGATGTTTTCCGGCGCCGGGGAGGTCACCGTCGACTCGTCGTTGACGAAGACCGGTAACCAGCTGGGTCGCGCCGCGCTGACCGGCGATGTCACCGCCGCTGCCGGGTCGAACGCCACCACCATCGCCGCCGCCGCCGTGACGCTGGCCAAGATGGCGAACCTGGCCGCCAACAGCGTCATCGCCAACGCCACCGGCTCCGCCGCCACCCCGACCGCCGTCCCGATGACGGCCTTGTCCACCGCATCGACGGTCGCTTTCCGCGACGCCAACGGCAATGCCGCGTTCAACAGCCTGATCGAGACGGTGCAGAGCATCGCCACCGGCGGTACCACCACCACGCTGACCGTCGCATCTCCCGGCCTGACCCAGTTCACCGGCACCTTGAACCAGACCCTGGTACTGCCCAACGCCACCACCCTGGTCGCCGGTCAATCGTTCTGGATCACCAACCGCTCCACCGGCACCATCACCGTCAACATGAACGGCGGCAGCCTGCTCATCACGATGGCCGCGTCCTCGCAGCTGCTGGCCACCGTCACCAACATCGGCACCACCGCCGGGACGTGGGACGCCGCGTACAGCATCACCAACGCCGGTGCCGGTGGCGGCACGGTCACCAGCGTGTCGGTCGCCTCCGCCAACGGGTTCGCGGGCACCGTGGCCACAGCCACCACCACCCCGGCCATCACTGTGCAGACCAGCATCACCGGCCTGCTGAAAGGCAACGGCACCGCCATCAGCGCGGCCAGCAACACCGCCGGTGCCGATTACCTGAACGCCACCAACCGGATCACCCGAGAAACGCCGTCCGGCTCGGTGAACGGCTCCAACGTCACCTTCACCCTGGCCAACACCCCCATCGCGGGGACCGAGGAGGTGTACTTGAACGGGCTGCAGCAGGAGCCCGGCGCGGGCAATGATTACACCATTTCGGGCGCGACCATCACGTACCTCACCGCGCCGCTCTCGGGCGACAAAGTGAGGGTCAGTTACTTCAAGTAGGAGCTATGGCTGTCACCAAGGTCGCCGACCGGCAGGTCGTAGAAAGCATCGACCTGACCGCTGAGGTCGCCAACGTCCTGCCGATGGCCAACGGCGGCACCGGGGTCTCCGCTGCGGGCACGACCGGCTTCGTGCTCACCTCCACCGGCTCCGCCTGGGCTTCCAAGGCCGATGCGCCCAATGTCACGTCGACCGCGTCCTCGGCCACCCCGTCGCTGACCGCGTGCGGCAACGACCAGCTGAACATCACCGCGCTCGCGGTCAACCTCACCGGCATCACGGTGACCGGCCCGGCGGCGGGCTACAAGCTGATCGTGCGGGTGAAGGACAACGGCACGTCGAGAACCTTCGCACCCGGAACTCAGTTCCAGAGCTCCGATAACGCCGCGATGATCAGCTCCACCACGGTCGGCAAGACACACATCATGGGTTTCATCTACGACGAGGTCGCCGCCAAGTACGTCTGCGTCGCGGTCAACAGTTACTGATGGCCACCGCTCAGTCGCGCGGCACCAGTGTTGTCTCCACCAGCGGCACAACATGGGCCAGCACCGCCAACGCCTGGGACGGCGCGGTAGGCACAAACCCGGCCACCTACGCCACCTTCACCAATGCGGCCTCCGGCGGCGTCGGCACCATCGTTATCGGCGGGTACACGTTCACCGGTCCCGTGATGGGCGCGACAATCAGCAGCGTCAGCGCCGCGATACGAAGTTTGGTTGCTACTACTTCGCGTTGGACTTCGATTACGGTGCAGCTGCAGGATTCTACCGGCACCGCCATCGGCTCGGCGGCGACCGCGACACTCAGTACGTCGGCGCACACGGACACATTGACGGTGGGCACACCGACCGACCTGCAGGTGTTCAATGGTCTGCGGGTGCTGGTGACAGCCACCCACAGCGGCACAACAAGCTCCGTCTTCTCACTCGACCAGGTCGACCTCACCGTCACCTACACGGCACCGCCGAAGGTGTCCACCTTCAGCGACAGCTTCGCCACCCAGGACACCACGAAATGGACGGGGTGGGGCGCCAACGCTTCGGTAGTCAATCAGCAATTGTCGTTGGTCGCTGCCCCCTCTAGTCCGGGGCAGATAACCAGTAACGCGGTTTACGATCTGACCGAGTCGTCTATTTACGTCCGGGCTCTTCAGTTCTCCCAGTGTGCTACCAGCAACTACGTGCCGTTCCGGCTCGCTTCCCCCAACAATGGTTACGGCGACTATATGGAGTGGGGCTATATTCCCAGCCCCACCAATGGCAACGCGATCGCAATTTCTGTGTACGTCAACGCAGCCCAGGTCTATGTCAGCGCCTTTTACACCTACGATCCCGTCACTTTTGCCTGGCTGCGGTTTCGCCACACCGGGGGCGTGGTCTATTTCGATGCCAGCCCGGACTGTCTGACCTGGACGAACTGCGGCAGTTGGACCGTCAGCGGCACCACCGGCATGACCAATATGTATGTCGCGCTGCTCGGCGGACAGACCACCGGAACCATTACTGTTCCCAACACCATCTGGGACAACGTCAACACCCCGCCGGGTCCGAAGATCTCCACCTTCACCGACAACTTCGCGACCCAGGACGTCTCCAAGTGGGCGGGGTGGGGCTCCAACGCCTCCGTGTCCGGTGGGCAACTGGTGCTGCTCACGGCCGCTTCCGGGAGCGGCATCGTCACGTCCGTTGCCGTATATGACCTCACCGAGTCGGCGGTTTATGTCCAGGTTGTCCAGTTCGGCCAGGCTGCCACCACCCTGTACGCCCCTTTCCGGCTCACCAGTACCAATGGCCTGAATTATGTGGAGTGGGCTCGAAACGACAGCGGCACCGCCCTGTACATGTCCGCCAGCGTGTTCATCAACAACAGCAACATCGTGTCGAACTTCTACGCGTACAACTCCACCAGTTTCGCGTGGCTGCGTATTCGACACACCGCGAACGTGATTTATTTCGATGCCAGCCCAGACGGTGTCACCTGGACGAACTACATGACCTGGACGAACACCATCTTGGATATCACCCAGCTGGAGCTGGAGGTGTTCGGCGGCGCCAGCAGCGGCACTATCACCGTGAACAACACCATCTGGGACAACCTCAACGTCCCGCCCGCCCCGGCGGCGTCGCCGAGCGGATTCTTCGCACTGTTCTAACGGGCGGTGACGGCCAGGTCATCCCAGGTCGACACCTCATCCCAGGTGGCGTAATGGCCGCCGTGCTCAATCGTCATCACACCCCAGTCGTGGCTGTAGTCGACGTCGGGAATATCGGTGCGGACCGCGACGGCGAGCGTGGTTGGGTCCTGCTTGACCGCGCCCGTCGCGTACTCCGGCGGTGTCGGCGTGGGAACATCCCGTGGCATCGGGATTTCCGCCGGGACCGGAACGGGGATCTTAGGTTTGGTCTGCTCAGCCATGTGACACCGCCTCTACCGCGTTGACATCGTTGAGCTTGGGGATCGGCATCTGCAACGGCGACCCGCCGCCGCCGAGCAGCTGCTCGGTCAGCTGATCTTTCAGCTGCGGCTGCATCGCGCTGGCCAGAAACGCGCCCAGCGCGGCAGCGAGACGCTGAATGGTCTGCGCCTGCAGCGCCGACTCCTGCTCCAGCCGTGTGAGCCGCTCCTTCATCGACGGCTGAGCGGCTGACGATCCGTTGGTGTGCTCGTCACCCATGTGTTCTCTCCTTCATCTGATCCTCCTTGTTGTGAATTTATGCCGGGGCGAACGTCGCTTCGTACTCGGTGGCGTCGTAGCGGCGCGCGTTCTCGCCGTCGAACACCACGTAGTCGCCGATGTGCGCCTGCTGAGCCTGACTGTTCTTGTAGAGGCTCAGTAGGTAGGCAAGGTCGCCGGGATGCTCCTCGTCGGGGTAGGACAGCCACTCCACCCGGTAGCCACCCGAGGGCAGTGTGGCCATCAGGTCGTACACGTCCAGGATGGACGGCTGGGTCGGGTCGTCGGTATTGGGCGGGTTGACGTTGATGAGCCACGACGTGTGCGGCGTTGACGGAACGACTTGGTTGCTTCCCATCTCTCTCCTTTACATGTAGGCGCGGATCCAGACTCCACCATCGCCGCCCTTGCCACCAGGACCTGCGGCCAGCGCGTTGAAGTAACCCCAGATACCGCCGCCGCCGCCGCCGCCCGGCGCGTTCCCGTTGGCTCCGGCGGCGGGTTGTGTTCCACCGCCGTAGTAGATCCCGGCGTAACCGTCGGCGCCCGTCAGGGGCTGGTTACCGGGTGAGAGCCCGGTAGTGGAGCCTGCTGCCGAGGAGCCGCCATTGGCGGCGATGGTGGTGTGCCCGGTCATGGCCACCGACGATTGCGCGCCCGCACTGCCGCTGGGAAAGCCACCGCCGCCAGCACCGCCTATCCCGCCCGCGCCGATGGTGACGGTGAAGTTGGTGGTGCTGGTGGGGATGTCGACGCCATAGACGAGGGTCACCGGCGTCGCCCAGATTCCGGCACCACCGCCGACACCGTTGGATGGACCGCCGCCGCCCTGGCCGCCCATACCCGCGCCGACCACCAGGATGTCGAAGTGGTTCCCCGCTTTCATCCACGACGGGACGCTGTAGGTGTAGGAGCCCGCCGCCGCGTACTGCGTCACAAGTGGTGCATAGGTCGTGGCCGCGGCCGCGCCGGACAGCGCCATCCATGGCACGGTCTGCGACCAGGTGGGGCTGGGGATGCTGCTGGGCGGCGCGGCCGGTGCCGGGTTGAGCGGGACGGCGACCGAGCCCCAGGCCGCCGCCGACGAGATCGTCGCCGAGATGGTGACGCTCGCTGCCCCCGCCGCGTCACCCATCACACACGAGCCGTAGCTGCTGGCACCGCTGGCGACGTTTTGGCGCTGAGTTTGGTTGTAGGCGCTCAACGTCAGAGACACGTTCGCCTGCACCACGCCGAACATCTGGACGATGCGGCCACCTGTCGCACCGCTGGTCACGGTGTGTGACGCCGCTGCCGTTGACCCGTTTGCTGTTTGCGCCGTGCCGAACGACGCGACGTTCGTGTACGTGTCGACACAGACGCTGAGGTAGGCGGCGTCACTGGCGAGCGGGTTCGGTGTTGCGGTGGTGGTAATGGTCTGTGCCCCGGTGGGCGGGTTGATCAGCCCATACAGGGCGACGGTAGAGCAGACCCCGCCGATGGGACCGGACTGATACACACCGAGCTGGGCGAGGGTTGTGCTGCCGATCTTGCATGAAATCGTCGGTGCGCTGGTGGTGTTTGCTGCCGTGACGACGGTGACTCCGACGACAAGTGCGGTCGCGGTGGCGGCGATGGTGACGTTGGTGTTCTGGGTGGCTGCCCCCGCGACCGCAACGTTGTTTCCAGCCGGGGAAGCGTCGATGGCGATGGTCCCGGCGCTGATGGCCCGCGTGACGGCGAGTTGCTTCGGGTACGCGGTGGGGTGGCCCGCGCTGGGTAGCCAGGCGTGGTTGATCCCGGCGAGGCTGTAGGTGCCGGTGCCCGCGACGACCACCTCCATGGCGTAGTAGGTGTTCTGCTGCGCGGTGAGGTAGTTGGCAGCCGGGATCGCGAGGTTGACCCAGGTCGGCGACGATCCACCGAGAGTGATGTTGCCCACGACATTAGGTGACGCGTACACCAGGGTCAGCGCCCCGGTGGAGCCGTTCATCGAGTAAATGTTGTAGTAGACGCCGGTGATGGTGGCCGGACCGTAACCCAGCCACTCCACGCTCTGCTTGACCCCGGCATCGGGGGTGCCGATGATTCCCATCGCGCTCTGGGCGGCGGTGACCGAGACGGTGGTGGCCGACGACGAGCCGCTAATGCTGGACAGCGGAAACACCGAATCGGCGGTGGGGTCGATCGCGTTGTAGGACGGCTTGGTCACCGCCCGGTTGTTCAAGCTGGTCTGGTTGGTGCCGGTGGTACCCGCGACCGAGTTGGTGGGCGGGGTGGTCTGGTTGTTGAAGTTGAACCCGAGGTAGCCCATCGCCTGGTTGAACACCGACGCAAGCTGGCCGACCGCGTTGCCGCTGCCGGTACTACCCGTGACGCCCTGGATGGTCTTGTCGACAGTGGTCTGGAACGCCGTGGTCACGTCGGTGAGTACGCCACCGATAGGGCTCTGCACATTAAGCCCTGGGATGAAACTGCCCAAGGTGGGCTGGCTGTAGATCCGGGTCATCATGTCCTGCAGCCCGGCGAACAGGGAGCTGACCGGGTTGCCGGTATTCGTGGAGCTGGCTGGGGTGCCGCTGATCGGGATGGCGATGCCGCCCCACGGGTTTGAATTTGTGCAGGAGAAGTTGACGCTGGCCGCGCCGGGGGCGTCGCCGATCACCAGCGGAAGCCCAGCGCCGGGGGTGAACGGCTGGTTGGATCGCTGCGTCTGATTGAACCCGGTGAAGCTGGTCGAGTATCCGCCGAATGCCGCCACCACCCGGTCGTAGGTATTGGTGCCGCCCACCGTCAGGGACGGCGTGGTCGCCGCATTACTAAAGGCGGTGACTGGGGTGCCGAACGACACCGCGCTGCTGAAGGACTCGGAGTTGATGGACATCGCTACAGCGTTCGATGCCGACGCATAGATCTGCTGGACTCCGGTGGGTGCGTTCTGCAGGACGAACGCGAAGAGGTAGTCGACGGGCGACGAAGAATAGCTCACAGAGGCGACTTGCGTCATCAGCGGGCCGGACGACCCGCCGATCCTCACGGTGAGAGTGCCTGGCGTATCGTACGTCGACACGAACACCACGGCGTTCGGGCCGGTGATGGTGTGGTTCTCGGTGACGACCGTGCTATCTAATTGGACACCGGCACCGACCGCGTCGAAAACCACCGGGATGGCCGGTCTGCTCGCCCCGTAAAGACCCTGGCTGAACAGGTCGGTGATCGACTGCGGCTGTGTTTCCTCAACACACCGAGCGTCGTCTATGTAGTAGGTCTGCGCCCCGACGTTCTGATTACTGAACGTGAGCATCGCGCAACACAGGTCATACCCAACCGGAACCTGCACCCACCCGGACATTTTCGTCCACCCGGTAGTGGAGATCGACGTCACTGCCGGGGTTTGAGTCCAAATAGCTGTCTGGGTGGAACCGCCGGACGCGGAGTTGGCGAGGAACAACCCGAAGTTAGCTAAACCACTCGTCGCCGTATTGGTGGACTTGGCCCTGATGTATAGCTCCATGTAGAACCATTGACCGGCCTGGCACCGAGTCATTTGGTCGAAGGAGTTGGTCCCGTAGTTGCTGCCGGGCAGCCACATGACATCCCATTGGCTCGATACGTCCGATGCGGTTTGGATGGCGTACGACTGTGTGCCGCCGTGGGCTTGGGTGGTCGAGTAGGTGAATGTCGCGTTAGCGGGGGAACTGAAGCTGCTCGCAGTCCTTGCGACTGTGTTGTCCTCGAAGTCGGGACTGAGCACCAGGTTGGTACCCGCGGTCGTGCTGGTTTTCCATAGTGATTGCGGCAACAGACCGGGCGACATGGAGTTGGCGAACGTGCCGCTGATGATCTTGGAGGCATCCAAGCCGGGGACCTGTAGCGCGTTCAGCACTCCCGACACAATCTTCGACGCGTCGAGGTTCGGTATCTGGCCGGTCGTGAAGATACCGCTGGTAATTTTCGTGGCATCCAAACCGGGGATCTGTAAGGCGTTGAGGACGCCGGACACGATCTTCGAGGCGTCCAAGTTCGGTATCTGACCGGTCGTAAAAATGCCCGAAATGATCTTGGTGGCGTCGAGGCCAGCGATGTTGGCCGCCGCGACGGTGCCGGTGATGATGCTGCCCGCTATCGACGTGATGCTGAGCATTGACTGCGGGAACGTCCCGGTGACGATCTTCGTCGCATCGAGGCCGGGGACGATGGACGCCAGGATGGCCGAGATGATGTTCGCGCCGGGAATGTTGAGCAGACTCGTTTTGAATGTCGATACCAGGTTCCCCGTTGACGTACCCCCGTGCATGGCCTGGAATGCGCCGTCGACCAAAGCCTGGATGTCGGTGCTCATCGCTGCGGTGATGTTCGGGATCTGAGCCGCCGCCACTACACCGCTGATAATTTTGGTCGCGTCCAAACCCGGTATCTGTAAGGCGTTGAGCACACCGGTAACGATTTTGGAGGCGTCAAGGTTGGGTATCTGGCCGGTCGTGAAGATGCCGCTGATGATTTTGGTGGCGTCCAAACCGGCGATGTTCGCTGCCGCGACGGTGCCGGTGATGATTGAGCCCGCGATGCTGGTGATATTGAGCATGGATTGGGGGAAGGTACCGGTGGTGATCTTGGTGGCATCGAGCGCGGGGATCACCGAGGCCAGCAACGACGAAATGATATTGACGCCAGGAATACTCAGCAGCGAGGTCTTAACCGAGGCCAGGGTGTTGCCGGTGGAGCTACCGCCAAAGCTGGCCTGATAAACGTTGTCGATGATGGACTGCATGTCGGTTGACATGGCCTTGGTGATATTCGGGATGCTCGCCGCCGCAACCACTCCGGAGATGATCTTGGAGGCATCCAGACCCGGAATCTGCAGCGCGTTGAGCACGCCGGTCACGATTTTGGACGCATCCAGATTCGGGATCTGGCCCGTGGTGAAGATGCCGGTGGTGATCTTCGTCGCGTCAAGCGCCGGGATGATGGACGCCAGGACCGCGCTGACGATGTTGAGGCCGGGAATGTTCTGCAGCGAAGTCTTGATGGTGGTCAGTGCGTTGCCGGTGGTCGTGCCGCCGTGGATCGCCTGATAGATGTAGTCGGAGATGTTCTGATCGGTCGCGGTCAGCCACGCCGCCGTGTTCGCGACGGTGACATTCGCCATCAGCGTGGCATCGACGGTCTTCCCCCACCCGGCAAGCAGACTCGGGATCTGACCCGCCGTGAACGTCCCGGTGATGATCTTCGTCGCATCGAGGCCGGGAATCTGCAAAGCGTTCAGGACACCGGAGATGATCTTGGACGCGTCCAGGTTGGGGATTTGCCCGGTGCCGAAGATACCCGAGATGATCTTCGTCGCGTCCAGTCCGGGGATGTTGAGCTGCGGGATGGTGAAGACCCCGGAGGTCAGCTGCTCCAACGGCGCCAGCAGGTTGGCCGGGTGCAGCATGTCGGTGATGAACGTCTGGATCGCGGTGGTCACATCGAACGCGACATCGGAAAGGGTCGGCAGGCCCAGCATCGCGGTCAGGTTGCTGAAGTAAACGCTGGGGTCCAGCATGTTGTTGACGAAGTTGTTGATCGCGTTCTCGATATCGAACGAGACATCCGCCAGCGTCGGTAGGCCCAGCATCGCGGTGAGGTTGTGGAAGAACGTGTCCAGCTGGGTGACGTTGAGGATGCCGCCCAGGCCGACCGAGTTAAGGATGGCCTGCAGGATGTCCTGCTGCGCCGAGGTGTCGATCACCGCGATGTCGTCGATGTAGACGATGTCGCCGGTGGGGATGTCGCTTTCGATCCGGAAGACGAAGTCGGCGGTGTCGTAGTTGTAGGTGCTGGGCACGGTGACCTTGCCGCGCATCCACGTCCACTGGCCGGTGGTCGGCATGACGATGCGGGTGGCCGACACCTCGGAGCTGGGGTCGCTGCCGGTGGACTCGGTGGCGATCATCACCAGGTCGAGATGACCGGTCCCGGCGGTGGCGGTGGCGGGGTCCGGGTAGACGAACGCTTCGACGTCGAAGGTCTGCCCGGACTTCACGTACTGCGTCAGGGGACCGACCTGGTTGCGCAGCAGGTGCCCGTCGCGGGTGGTGCCGTCGGAGGTGATCTTCATTGAGTGGGTGCCGGTGCGCGCGTGGTCGGTGGACTGCACGCCCATGATCGCGCCGGGCCACGCCAGCGTCGTTTCGAAGCTGGGGTCGAGCACCAGGTTCAGGCCGGTCCGCCAGTGCAGCATGAACATGTCGAAGCCGGTCAGCAGGTTGGTCGGCATCAGCTGGTGTTCGATGAAGCCGATGATCGACGCGCCCGCGTCGGTGAGGTCGGACAGCCAGCCGGACGGCGCACCGAGGAACTGGTAGAAGAATCCGAACAGCTTCTGCACTTCGTCGTAGGAGGCGGTGCCCGCCCCGAAGCCGAAGAAATTCATGATGGCGTCGATCAGCTGCTGAACGCTGCCGACCGCACCTTCAATGGCGTCCAGCGCCAGGTTCTCCAGCGGGATGAACCCGGTCACCCCACCGGAATGGGTGGCGTCAGCCACCAGGGTCGCGATCAGGTTGGACGGCTTGAGCATGCTGTTGATGAAGGTGACGATCGCGGCCAGCGGATCGAAGGTCGGGCTGGTCGGGTTCAGCTCACCCAGGAAGTTCCAGACGTTCTCGAACATCGTGATGATGTCGTTGGCGGTCTTCCCGGACATGCTGCTGGGGTCCAGGCCGAGGATGGAGTCGATGATCATCTGAACGGATTTCCACAACGCGTCACCGACGTTCTGGCCGTGCTCGCCGATGACATCCTCGGTGCCTGCGTTGAGCTGACTGAGCGGCGATTTGTTGAGGTCGAAGATGTTCGACCCGCTGATCGAGTTCCGGCCCGCGTAAAGGTCGATGGCCCCGGTGGCACCCATCAGAGGCCCCTCTACTCGGTCACTGGCAGGATCAGCACCATCACCTGCGCGTCGGTCGGGTGGAACTGGTACACCCCGGCGGCGCCGTCGTTGTACAGGTTCACGTAGAGCGTGCCCTGAGCCGGGCTGGAATGGTTCGCCGGGACCGTCGCGACCCCGTTGGTGGGGGTGATCGCGGCACCTGTGTTGCTCGGGTTGGAGTAGTGCGGCATGAAGTTCACTTCACCGAGCGTGTTCCCGAAGCCCCGGGAGACTAACTGGCCGGTGGTCGGGTCGCCGAGCCGGATCTCCCCGCCGATAGTCAGCGGGTCGGCGGAAAGTTCCAGCCCGAACGCGCCGAGATGGCCCCAGCAGATCGGGGTCCAGGGGAACGGCTGAGGCGGGATCACGAACGATCCGATAGCGGCCCGCTGGGACAGCCCGGAGAACGAGGTGAACGCGCTCTCGGGCATCGAGAACGGGCTCGGGATGAGCTGGCTGACGGAGACCGGCACCCAGATAGGTCTCGGGGTCGGGTCGGTGGTCATCCGGCCGGTGAAGCCGAGCAGGGACAGCGGCTGCGGCGGGTTGGTCACGAGATCCACATCGGGGCACAGCCCCATCGCGGGGGCCGGTCCCTGAGGGCCTTGCGGAACGCCGAGTTGGAGGTGCCAGAACGGCTTCGCCGGGTTCGTGTAGTCCACGGAGATCGTGGAGCCCTGAGCCGGGGGGACCAGCTCCACATCCGGGGTGATGATCGGGTACGGCCCGGGCGGTCCGGGGGTGCCGAGCATCATCCGCCGGTACGCGGTCCCGTACCAGATGTACGCGGAGGAGCCGATGATGTTCCCGACCCCGTCAATGTCATCGAACAGCCACGTCTTACCGATATCGGCCTTGGTGTTCTGCAACGTGATCGGCAGGTTGGCGGGGTCATCGAGCGCATCGTTCTGCAGCAACAGCAGGAACGCGTCCTGACCGGCAGGCCCGCGCGGGCCGATGATCGCCGCCATCGTCAGCGTGCCCTGGTCGCCCTGCACCTCGAAGGTGGCGAAGAATTCGCTCCCGATAGCGTCAGGCGGCACGACGACGCCGTAGACCCGGGCGTTGATCAGGTAGTTCGCCAGGAACGTCAGATCACTTTGGGCGGTGGTCATCCTCGGCCTCCATCGGGGTTACGGGGTAAGGGCGACGACACCGGAGACCCACGATCCGTTGACGGTCAGCTTCCCCGACCAGTCGTAGCTGGGGGTCGCCCCGTCATGGATGCGCCAGCCGCAGGCCCGGGTGAGCGTCCCGTACGTCGTCCACGGCGACCCGGGTGTCGTCGCGATCCCATCACCGGAGTCGCAGTTGCCGAGGATCAGCGCGTTGAGCGCGGTGGGGGTGATCACACCCGACGTGTACTTGTCGCTGCTGGCGGCCGTGCCGTGATTCTGGGCGTTCACCGTGGGGGAAGTACCCAGGCCGCTGACCTCGATGGCGTCCCAGCCGTAGCCGCCCGCGCCGTCGACCGACACCCTAAGCCCGTTCGCCGCCGGGCAGTCCGGGAGCACCCAGATCGAGATGAACCAGCCCCCGGCCGAGCTGAGCAGACAGTTGCTTCCCCCCGACCCGGCCCAGACCGGGAAGGCCCCGGCCGGGGTGACCGGCGACAGCCAGTTGATGGTCGGCGGGTGCACCGTGACCGTCCCGCCCGTGGAGAACCCGGAGACCATCATCACGACGGCGTTCCCGGACGCCACCGAGTGCGGGAAACTTCCCCACAGGTGGTCGCAGTGCTGGCCGTGCACCACCGTGATGGGGATCGTCGTCGGCGGCGGCGGCGGGGGCTCGTTGAGCGCGGGCAGCACCATCAGGAACAGCTGGGCGTCCTTCGGGTGGAAGTTGTACACGCCCAGCGCGCCGTCGTTCCACAGGTTGATGTAAACCGTGCCCTGAGCCGGGTTGGTGTGGTTGGCCGGGACCAGCGCCCGCCGGTTGGTGGGGGTCATCGAGTCCTTGTCGGCACCCTTCACCTCGGAGTTCGAATAGTGCGGCATGATCGCGACCTTGGACAGCACGTTACCCAGCCCGCGCCCGATCAGGGTGCCGCTGACCGGGTCGCCGAGCAGCACCTGGCAGCCGATCATCAGCGGCTTCGCGCTCAGGGTCACCCCGGAGCCGGTTGAGCCCAGATGACCCCACACGATCACGGTCCACGGCCACGGCTGCGGCGGGATCACGAAGCTGCCGATCCCCGCCTGCTGGGCCACCCCGGTGTACGTGACGAACGAGTTCTCCGGCATCGACCAGGCCCCGGGCAGCCACTGGTCCACCACCATCGCACGCCAGATCCGAAACCCGCCGCTGGTGAACTCGTCGGTGGCGGTCATCAGCGACCCCGACGGCGGCGGCCACCCGGCGGTGTCCACGTCGGGGAACTCGTACAGCTCGGTCACCGGCCCGGCCACCCCGGCGGGCAGCGCCAGGTTGAACACCCAGGACGGGTCGGTTGTGGTGCCGTAGGTGTCAATCGAGGACGTGATATCCGGGTAGGTCGGAAGGAGCTGAGGTTCGATGACATCGATCGACGGCTCAATGTTCGGCACCGGGCCGGGCTGACCGAAACTCCCGATCATCAGAATCCGCCAGGCCGTGCCCCACCAGATGTGAGACTCCAGGCCGATGATGTTGCCCCACTCATCGACCAGGCTCAGGTTCCAGTACTTGCCGATGTCCGCCGGGGTATCGGTGAGTGTGTCCTCGAACGCGGCCAGGTCGTCCGAGGTGGAAACTATCGACCCGTCGGGTGCGGTCTCCTGGCGGCGCAGCGGGAACGAGTGGTGACCCAGGTAGCCTTGCGGCCCGACCAGCGGATCGACATTCATCGCGCCCTGGTCGCCCTGGATTTCCAGGTCAGCGGAGTACAGGTTCGGTGTGTCCGGTCCGGTGGTCTCCGCGTTCAGCTTCATCCGGATCAGGTACGACGCCAAGTACACCAGGGAGCCGACCGGCAGCGCTTGAGCGGCGGTGGTCACCGGATCACCGAGCGGAATGGTCACGGTCATGGCGTTATGGTGCCCGATGGACCCTCGACAGCCGGGGATGCGCGCCGGTCGTCGTCGTCAAAGCCTTCAAACGTCGGCACCACGGTCACACTCCACAGGTCGGGCGGCTGCTGGCCGGGAGCCCCGTCACGCTGAGCGGCCAGCCTCCGGGTGTCCGGGGGCAGATGGGGATCATCGGGCCGGTGATCGGGCCTCAGTTCCTCGGCGGCGGTCTCCCCGCTCCGAGTGTCGACCCAGGTGTACGCGCCCTCGACCACACCGGGCGCGGAATAATGCCGCTTCTTGATGTACTGATGCTCGGTGCGCCGGAAACCGTTCAGGGCCAGCGTCCAGGCGATGGCGATCTTCGGCTGGGTCATGTGGATAGCGGACAGGTCCACGGTGTGCCCGTCCGGGTCGGTGGGGTAGTCCAGGCAGTCGTAGATCTCCAGGTACGCGGCCTGAACCAGCAGCATCTCGCGGGCCAGCCGCTTCTCCTCCGGGCTCAGGTTGGCCTGTTCGATGGTGCGCGGGGTCAGCTCGCCCCGATCCCCGAACTGAAGCGTCGGCGGCTTCCGGCTGTACGGGTCCGCCCCACCGAACGAATACCGGGACGACGTGTCGCTCCGGTGACCCGGGGAGCGGGGCTGACCCTCGGAGACCCTCGAACGACCGTTCCGCTTGGACTTGTTGCTCACCGCTTCGCTCTCCTCGGTTTGACTACCCGGTGGTAATACTCCCGCTGATACTCCCGCTGGTAGTCGAGCGTCCGCTGGCGCTGCTGATCTGTGGGAACCCGATCCCGGCGGGCTTCATTATCGCGCTCTCGCTTACATTCCCGGCAGAACCACAGCGCCTCACCGAGATCATTGACCCCGACACATTCCCGGAGATGGCCCTTATCGCAGATCGGGCCGCCCGGCTTCCGGCCCCGGTGCCGACCGTGCTTGATCTTGTCGGCGTTGTTGTTCGTGGGCGTGTCCCAGCGCAGATTCGTCAGCCAGTTGTTCTGAGTGTCGCCGTCGCCGTGGCAGCTCTCCATCCCCGGAGGGCACAGGCCAACGAACTCCTCCAGCACGAGCACATGAACGGCGCATCTCATCGGCGGATGACCGGGTACATGCAGCCCGACGTACAGGTACTCACGACCCGGCTTACCGTTCGGGTTCTGCTTCAAGATCCGCTCACGGACCCGGCGGGTGCCTCCACCGCCGACCTGGGCGCTTCGTTCGACGCTCTTAACCCGACCGTGATCGCTGACCTCATACCGACCGATGAATTTTCCACCACCCCGAGTGATTGGTCTCCACCGCTCCACGGGGTACTATCATACTACTGTACTAGCCGAACAACGTGCCCTCACCTGCCAACTCTCCGACAAATGAGTACACAGCAGCCAAGGTCTTGAAAGCAGCGTTTAGAGGATCAGCCTTGTTTTTGTCCTGCCCGATTTGGACGGTGACCTTCACCGGCTTCGACCAGTCCCATTCACGCTTCAGCCCGGTCACGTTGTCGACGTAGATGATCCCGTCGGACTCGAACCCGATCCGGTCCCCGAGCGCGTAGTCGAGTAGCGCGATCCACGGGTGCCCGTCCAGTGGGACCGCTTTGAACGCGGCCCAGTCTCTCGTCTTCCAGTTACCGGACCGCAGGGTCAGGATGCTAGCCAGGGTGTAGGCGGTGCCGGAGCCCTTCTCGAAGTGCTCCTGCCAGGCCAGGTCCCCGGCGTAGAGGGCGCGGATCGGGTCGGTGAACCGCTCCCACGCCAGCAGGGTGTTATCCAGCTGGCCCTGGTACAGGTTGTCCAGGCCCGCGCCGACGGGGGCGGGTCCTTCGTTGGCGAATAGGCCTGCGGTGATGACGGTTTGCAGTTGGGAGAGGCCGTAGCGGATGGCGAAGGTTTGGGCTTCGTTGACGAGGGTCGGCGATTTTGAGCCGGTCATGATCGTCTTGACCGTGCCCTTGTTCCAGGTCAGGTCGGTGGAGATCATGCCGTTGAAGTAGCCGTCCCACCAGATCACTTTCGGCGGGACCGGGGCCACGTCGAACAGCTGCTCGATCAGCAGGGTCTGGTCGATCCCGGTGGCCTCCTGCACCGGCTCCCCGTTGAGTATCTGGCCGGGGTCGTAGGTTTCCCCGGTGCCGAGGTTGATCGCGATGGGGGTGATCAGGTCGTCCAGCGTGACCGCCACCGTCGAGAGCAGCCCGTCGGCGGCGGTCCCGGTCGGGCCGGTCACCCCGGAGATGTCGATCAGGCTGACGATGGCGCAGTTCCGTTGCGGCGCAGTCAGTTTCTCGATGGTCTGATCCACCTGGGAGAGGTCCACCCCGAGGATCTCGGAGAGCAGGTCGGGGGCCAGGTTGAGCAGCTTGGCCAGCTCAATGTTCGGGGAGTCCTCGTCGGTCTTCAGGTAGGTGTACCAGCGCATCATGCAGCCCGCGTCGAGCAGCAGATCCTTGAACGCGTCGTGCCAGTTGTTCCAGGTGGAACCGATGCTGCTCCACCGGGACTGGTCGAGCACGGGGTCCACGAACGCGACCTGGATCGGCCATTCGGTCGGGAGGACGTTGAGCACGGCGTCCGGGTTGAGCGGGTTGATCCAGGCCGCCGGGTTCGCGATGTTGGTGATCGTGGACCAGCCGGGCATGAAGATTCGGGCCAGGTTGACGAACATCGTCGCCGCGATGATGGACCGCACCGGCCCGGGCAGCACCCACATGCGGGGCAGCTGGATCTCCGGCGGGAAGAGCGGATTCGCCGCCACCAGCAGCCTTTTCGAGTGCTCGTAGAAGCTGAGCGCGGTCAGCTCGATCTCCGCCTCGCCCTTCTCGGTCTTCCGGACGTGGATCGCGGTGATCTTCCCGCCCCACCGGTAGCGCCAGTTCTGCTTGGTCGGGATCGGGTCGATGATCAGGTGCAGGTCGGTGACACCCATCGTCTGCTTGGTCATGTAGTCGACCAGCCAGTTGTCTTTATGGATGGTGAGCACAACCTTGCCGGTGTCGGCGATCAGCTCCTCCATCGAGCAGGACAGTTCACCGTCCAGTTCCTGCATGACCTCCAAGTTGGAGTCGCCGAGCCGGATCAGCGGTTTCTGCTTCCCCGACTGCGCCATCAGGTCCCGGACCCCGTTGAGGTACGTCATGCATTGCAGCGGCTGGGTCATCAGGTCGGGGACTCCGGTGGCCCCCGGCGTGGGCAGGAAGTCATCGAGCCACTGGGTGAACCTCAGGCCGATGTTGGACTGTGTGGGCAGCCCGAAGATATTCGTGAGGAACTGGCTCACGACGGGTTACCTCCGGCGCTGCTGAGACTGGCCTGGCATCGCGGCCTGGGGAGCGCGCGGGTTACGCGACCGGCGTCCGATCGTCGAGGTCTGACGCGGCGGCGAGTTCGGTCCTTCCCGGACCGGCATCGGGACGTAGCCGGGTGGTGGTGGGCCCTCCACCACCATCGCTTTGCTGCTGGGTAGCTGGCCTAGCGGGGTTTCGTTGGCCCGGTTCGCCGCCCGGATCGCGCGCCCGATCTCGGCGGCGGCGGTCGCGGCGGCGCAGAAGTCCTCCACCTCGTCGGGGAGCAGGTGACGAGGCAGCATGATCAGCCCGTCCGGGCCGACGCTGACCTGCCAGCCGCCGTGGGTGATCAGCACCCAGCCGTTCTCGAACCGGTGAATGTTCGGGTCGCCGGGGGTTTCCGGCTCCGGGGTCGTCTTTTTGTCGGCCATCGTCACACTCCCAGCGCCTTTCGGAACGCGGCCCGGTCGGCGTCGAGCTGCGCCTCGATCATCAGGGACGACACATCGTCGCTCTTGGAGTCGACGCCGGGGCCTTCCAGCCGGTAGGTCAGCTCGCCGCTGCCGGTGACCCCGAATGTGCGGATCACGTAGGGCATCGACGCCCAGTAGGTGCCCTGATCGTCCTTGAGTTCATCCCAGGTCAGTTTCATGGTCCGATGCTCGCATCACCGGGACCGTTTGAACCGCTGAGACACGCTGGCGACGATGACCCCGTCCGGCTCGGAGTGCCCGACCGTGAACGACACGACGGTGCGCGGCGGGATCTGATAGATGAACCGGTTGTTCCATGTGAGCGCCAGCGGCAGGCCCTCGTTCGCGATGCCGGAGAGGAAGAAATCGAGGATCTGGGACTGCCGGATCAGGTCGAACAGCAGGTTGTCCTGAGGGTCGTTGGCGGCGGTCAGGGTCCGGTGACCGTTCTCCGTGTCCACGAAGTAGGTGCCCACGTCGGGCTGCGTGAACGGCAGCGCCACCAGCCGGGACGAGTCGTTGTCCTGCACAATCGCCTGCCCGGGACTGGACACGTAGAACGTCACATTCGAGGCCAGGTTCCCCCGGTTAGCGATCGGCAGGGTGCCCCAGTAGTACACGTCGTGCGTCAGCTGGTCGATCAGCTCCTGCAGCGCGGTGCCCGGCGGCGGTTTCGGTGGCCCCGCCAGCGCCGACTGGAACGTCCGCCAGAGCGCCGGTTTGGTGAAGTACGGCCGGGCCGCGACCCAGGTGATGTCCCACTGGCTGACATTGTTCCCGTACGCGGTGGAGTCCATCTTCTGCGGGGACTGCACCGTTTTGAAGGGGCGCACCGGGTCGAACCGCCACCCGGAGAACCGGGTGTATCCGCACAGCCAGCCGTCGTTGTTCTCGTCCTGGGTATCCCACCAGTGATCCTCGGCCATCCGGTACTGGTACTCGGTCATCGGCGGGGCGTGGGAGCCGATGATGATACCCAGGTTGTATTCCCGCTGCGGGATGTTGGTGCGTTCAATCTCCCCGCCCATCACATACGGGCTGTTGGTGATGACCTGCTCGAACGGCCACTGCTGATCGCCCTGCATCTGGGTGGCGGCGCGGACCCCTTCCCGGCCCGCGTGCGGACCGGCCAGGTTGATGACATCGTTGGTCGGGGACAGGTAGACCAGGTGCGTGTTCATGCCGCGCAGGGCGGGCGGCAGCGCGGCGAACGGGATCGCCGGGTCCAGGAACGGCTGCGGGTCGAACACGGTCGTGTTACCCGGCCACGTGGCCGCTGGACCGGTCAGGGTGTACAGGCTGGGGACTAGCGGACCACCGCGTGAGAGTCTCATCAGTGCGGCTGCACCACCGGAGCGCCGCCGCTCGTCGCGACCTGACGGGAACCGTCCACGATGCCGCGCTGGATCGTGGACTGAACGTCGTTGGGGTGCATGATCCCGTTGTTATTGTTGACGATGGACAGCCCGCCGAACGCCGCCGGGTTCGCCCCGAGCGGCACGTTCTCCGGGGCCTGACTCGGAGCCATTACCGAGGCGATACCTTTGGAGTCCATCCCGGTCAGCGCTTTGATCAGACCGCCACCGGCCCCGGCGAGTAGACCTCCGCCGCCACCGGATTTTCCCCCCTGACCGCCGCCCTGACCGCCGCCCATCGCCTGCTCTAGCAGCCCGGCCCCGAAACCGAGGCCGCCCATCGCGAGTTTCCAGATGCCCCACTCGGTGAACGGCTTCCCGAAAACGTCGGGGAAACCCAGCTCCTGGAACACGCCTTTGACTAGACCCTCACCGATCCGGCTTCCCGCGCTCTCGTCGGTGGTCTTCCCGAACAACGTCTTCTCCTTCCCTCCCTCCTTCGCGAGGTGCTCGTTGATCGACAGCTGCTTGTCGTTGCGCGATTGCAGCGCGTCGTCGTATTCACCCTGCAGCTTGTCCCGCTTGTCCTTGGCCTTCTCCATTTCGTTCCTATTGAGCGCCTGCTCCTCCGGGGCCATCTGGGCGTATCTGTTGTAGTCGGCTTCGGCGGTGTCCAGCTTGGCCTTGATCTTCGCGATCCGCTCATCGATCCGGGCCAGCTCCCGCTGCTGGGCCGGGGTCGGCCCGCCAATTCCACCGCCGCCGAACAGACCGCCGCCGCCGGGGCTGCCCAGCCCCATCGGGGAGAAGCCGCCGGGGAAGCCCGACCCGCCCGGGGAGCCGAGATCGTCAGGACCGCCCGTGCCCGAGCCCGCGTGCTTGATGGCGATGTGCACATGGTCGCCGTGATAACCGGCCTGGGCCGTGGTGTAGAACTGGCCCATCGGCCCCACATCCCGGCCGTCGTTGATGTTGTGCGTCCAGCGCGGGTCGTCGTGGATCAGCTCGGCGATCCCCCGGCCGTAGTTCTGGTACATGTAGGCCGCGAACCTCAGTTCGTTCTCGGTCTTGTCGCCGTCGGAGAAGTCGCCCGCCATCCCCCGACCGTGATACGACTTCGCGGCGCTGACCCCGGCCACCGCCGGTCCGCCCGGATCGCGATAGCCGGAGGTCAGGGGCAGGTTGAAGTTCCGGGCGATCTGCTCGACCTGAAGGATTTCGGGGGACACCCCGTAGTCCGGGCTGCCGGGGCTGCCGTCGTTCGGGAACGGCACATTGCCGCCCGTGACGAATCCCATCCCACCGAAGTTGACGGCGTCGAGCAGCTTCTTGTGCTTCTGAGCCTTATCGCGGCGCACGACGTACTCGCCGACTTCGAGGACCCCGTGCACCGTGTCCCGGCCCGGCTGCCATTCCCCGGGGACAGGCTGGCCCATCGTGGAGAACTTACCCATGTTCGGCCCGCCGCCCGCGTAGTTGTGGTTGGCGACCCAGTGCGCGTAGGCGGCGGACGGGGAGCCGTACCGGCCTTTGATGTAGCTCATCATCGCCATGCCCTGCAGGTACGGGTCGTTGGTGTGCGGGTCGACCCCGGCGGCCCGGTAGTTCGACAGGGTCAGCTGACCCAAACCCCGCGACGGGTTGCCCTGCTTCGCGTTGATGTCGTAGTTGTTCTGCGAGGTCGGGTCCCAGGAGGATTCATGGCTGATGATGTAGTCGATGGCGGGCCAGTCGGCGGCGGAGAACCCGGAGTCGATCATCGCCTTTTGAACCGCCCCTTTCACCTCCCCGCCCGCCTGGAAACCCGTTCCGGGGCTGCCCGGGAGTCCGGTGCTCCCTCCCCCGCCGACTTCCAGCGAGCCGAGCCCGCCCGGGACGAGTGTGCCGAGCCCACCCGACGCCTGGTTGGGGTCCATGAACAGTGTGAACGGCAGCTTCACCCCTTCCGGCCCTTTGTTCGCATCCGGCACCCCAGCCCCGGTCATCAGGTCATCGAGGGTCTGCTTCTCATGGGGCTTGACCTCGACCTTGACTGTCAGATCCTTCCCGGTGGCCTGCTTGTACCAGTCGCCGAACTGCTTCCCGATCAGCTGGTTGCCCGCCGTGATCTTGGTGACGACCCCGTCCGGGCCGGTGGTCACGTCGATGCCGAGCTTCCGCAGCTTGGCGGTGATCATCTCGTACTGGTTGTCGTCGCCGAGGATCTTCAGGCCGCCCTCGGCGGTCTTCTCGAACATGTCCTTGACGCCCTCAACCCCGGTTTTCGCGTCGGTGATGTTCATCTTGAACGCGTCCGAGATGTTCCCGGCGGCGATCATCGGGTTCAGCAGACCATCCAGCCCCTCCCCGGCCTTGTTCACCTGGCCCCGCGCCCAGAGCATGTCGTTGCCGAACTGAGTCGAGAACTTGGTGATATCCAGATTCCCGAGCCGGTCCAGCGCGCCGTGCATCTCGTCCACGGACCGCTTCGCGTCCGCCATCCCGGGTAGGTGCACCGCCGCCCCGACCGTGGTCAGGGTTTCAAGCATGTCGACCATGATCTTGCCGATGTCGACCATGATGCTCTTGATCACATTCAGGTAGGGCGCGACCCCGAGCACGGCGTGCCCCATGATGTCCAGCGAGGTGGACGTCCACGACACGATCTGGTCGAGGACGGTTTTCACCGCGCCGAGGATCTCCCCCTGGTGAGTCTGAATCCACGTTGAAACCCTGGTGCCGACCTCGGTCAGCTTGTCGGCCATCCCTTTGGTGAGCGGTTCCAGCGCCGAGTCAAGAACAGCTTTCAGCGACTTGAGCTTGTCTTCCAGGGTTTCGGTCGCGGAGAGCGCCTTCTCCGGCCCCTGATCCAAGTCCTCTAGCGGCTTGATCAGGTCGGGCAGGTCGATGAGATGCTGCTTGATGCCCTCGAAGATCTTTTCGGCGTTAGCCGCGCCGAAATACTTTTTGAGGAGTAGAAGGGCCTCCGTGCCGCCCGCGTCGGTGCCCTTCGCGATGTCGTTCTTGATGGTGTCGACCAGGTCTTTGAAGCCCTCCTTCGGCGTGAGCCCCTCCTTGGCGAACTTCGCCCCCGCCGTCTGGAACGCGGCAAGCATCCGTCCGCCCTGGATACCCTCCTTGTTCATCGACGCCAGCATCGTCCCGGCCTGCTGGATGTTGAAACCGAACGCCGCCAGCCCGACATCGCCGCGCCCCATCTGCATCAGCAGCTCATTGATGGGTATCCCCGCCGCGATCGCGGTGTTACCGAGCTCGGTGAGTGCCTTATTCGCGTCCTCGGTGGGCACTTTGAACGCGTTCATCACCCCGGTCAGGGTCTCGGCGCTGGGCGCGGTGCCCAGTAGCTCGCTGAACCCGGCGTAGGTTTTCATGAACTCCTTCAGCTGCTCCGGGTTCAGCTCGCCGAGCCGGGTGGAGATCTGACCGATGGATTTGCTCACCACTTCCAGGTTCGGGACACCCTCGGCCCCGAGCTGCTTCACGATGTCCATCAGCTCCGGGATCTTCCCCGTGTCCAGTGTTTGACCGGCGATGGTCCGGGCCGTCTCCTGCCAGCCCTCACCCATCTGCATCAGCGTGTCGATGAACTCCCCGGCGGGTCCTTTGAACGCGTCGATGGTGTCCATGATCCCGCCGAACGTCTTCTCGAAGATGCCCCCGATCAGCGGGATCTCGCCCACCGTGTTGCCCACGAACTCCTTCACGGCGTCCTCGGCCACATTGAAACCGCTGACCAGGTCCGGCATTTGGCCTTTCATCAGCGAGGAGAACGCCCCGGCGAACGCCTCAGCCGCTTCCCCGCCGACCTTGGCGAACATGTTGGTGCTCTCCGAGATGACACTCGACGCGTTCTCGAACGGGTGGAACGAATCCTTGAAGCCCTCCTGGAAGCCCTCAGCCCCGGCTCCACCGGCTTCCTTCATCGCGTCGGCCATCCCGGAGAAGGACGGGACGACGGAGACGAACAGGCTGGTGAGGTCGAACCCTCCGGCAGCTTCCCCCAGGGCGGCGGTCATCAGATCCTCCTGGCCCCGGCGGTCGGGGTGTACTGGGCGTTGGCGTACCGCTCCCGTTCCAGGGCGGTGAACTCGTCCCACGTGTACGCGTCGGCTTTGAAGATGCCCGACCCGAACGGGTTCGCGGCGGTGCGCTGATCCGGGTCGCCGCTGCCGAGGATCTGGCCGGGCCGGTCGTAGGGGTGCGCCAGCTTAGCGAACCCGGCCATGTATTCCTGCTGGTTAGCCAGCAGCTGGGCTTCCTTGCTCCACCCGCCGTCGAGGAAGTACCGGACCGAGCTGGTCGGTGGGGCGGCGACGATGATGCAGGTCAGCTCATAGAACGACAGCTTGGGGGTGAACAGGTCATGCGCCCGGAAGCCCATCGCGAGCAGGTCTCGGACTAGGGCGTGGCGGTGCTCGCAGATCACCCGCCCCACCATCACGATTCCCCCGGTGGCTCCCCGGTGGCGGGCGGGCTGTACCCGGCGAACCACTGCTCCCAGAACATTTTCTTGTCGGTCCTCTCCAACGCCACCACCTGACGCTGAACGACATCGGGGATCTCGGCCAGGTCCATCCACCGCCAGGACTGCTGCATAAGGTCGAGTCCCTGCCGGTGGTTCTCCCACAGGAACAGCTCCGTGACCTGCACGGTCGAGATGTGCGGGACGACGATCGGCTCACCCTCGGAGGGGAAGAACACCTGAATCATCCGGTCGCCGTACGGGTGATCCGGGATCACCCCGGGAGCTGGGGCCGACGCTGCAGGTTCGGTTTCTGGCTCCCGGGGGACGTGCTCCTCCGGCGGTCGGACCACCGGCACATTCGCATGCCCGTTGGTCTGGCCGTTCGACGCGCGGGCCTTCGCGGGCTTACGCGCGGTCGTCTTCCGCTTCGTGGCGGTGGTGGTCACGGGCTATGCGGCCTTTTTGACCACTGCACCCTGGGTGACGGAGTAGCCGAGCGTGGTGACGCCGTCGTTCCAGTACTGGTAGCCGTGGTTGTTGGCGTTGTCGGGGAGCGGCTTGAGGGTCATGTCGTACATGACCAGTTCCTTGTGGGTCCACTTCATCGGCCCGACCAGGGTGATGCGCGCGTAGGGGATGACCAGCCGCATGAGGATCTTCCCGTAGAAGCCGTCGAACACCCAGACGCCGTTGTCGAGCAGGGTCTGGTTCAGCTTGGCGGCGATCTCAGTGCCGGTGGTCGTGGTCGGTGGGGTCACGGTCACGTTGTTGTGGCCGTGCGCCGCCTTCTGCACGTCGGCGTTCATCGACTGCAGCAGCTTGAACTTGATGGTCAACCCGTACTTGTCCTGCAGCACGGCCACAAGATTCCCACCCCAGTCCTGGACCTCGACGTTCCCGCGTTCCTCCGTGCGGTCGACGCCGTCGGACGACACCCGGCCGAGGGTGGTGAACGTCGGGTCGAGCGGGTCTTTCGCGCTCTGCGGCAGCGTGACAGCGAGGTTGAGGTTGAACAGGACACCGCCGGTGACCCGGGGCGAGGGTGCCGCGAGTTCCGCGACTTCCGCGATGACGGTCGGGGGGGCTGCGGTGGTCATTTACTCCTCCTGGTGGGATCGATCCGGGGATAGCGTCGCATCATTCCGTGAAGAATCGAGCCGCGACACGCGGCGTCATCCTCTCTCTACTTTGACTTTGACCCCTCGCCTGACCCGTCGTGCGGGCTGGTCGGTCTTCTCATGAACATGAACAGCTGTAACGGGTGTCGGCTCAGGCAGACCGATGGCGGCGCACCTCCAGGTCACCATTCCCCGGTACCGGGTCAAACGCACCAGCGGGTCGGAATGCTCGGTGCACAGCGCGGTGATCCGGGAGTAGGTGACATACCAGTCGTAGGTGATCCCGTCGAACGTGTCGGTGAGCGGGAGGGTCAGGCCTTGCGAGTTCCCGCCCCAGGCCAGGGCACGGTTGCAGAGGTCCTCACCCTGCGGTTCGTGCCCGTAGTCGACGTAGCTGTGGATGATCGCGCTGGCGTCGAAGAAAATTTCGGAGCGGGCCATCCAGGTGCCGCCCGCCGTCTCCACCCGCACATACCCGTCCGGGTAGGCGACATCGTCGCCGGGTAGTGGGTGAGGCCGCCGGGTGGTGACCGGGGCCGGGGCCAGCAGGGGTGTCAGGTAGCTGACCAGCAGCCCGGCCATCGGCGGCGGCAGCACGGTGGGGAACGGCCGGGTCACAGCTCCCCCAGGGTGGACTCGGCGGCTTCAGCGGTGCTCTCGGCTTCCGCCGCACCCTTGACCGGGGCTTCGTGCTCCTCACCGTGCGGGTGTTCACCCTCGTGGCTTTCCGAGGTCTGCCGGGGATCACTCCCGGTCTGCGCCGCCGCCTTCAGCAGGGTGGAGTGATACAGCTCGTCAATCACAGCTTTGAAGTTCGCGGCGTACACCGCCGCCCGCGTCCGGGACCGGTCCGGCTTATTCTGCAGGCTCACCGCGTACCGGGCCCCGGTCGTGATCGCCAGCGAGTTCGCGATGTCAGCGCACTTCCCGGCCCGGTCCATCACCGCCGCGACCGCCGCCTGCGAGTGCAGCAGCGCCTTGAACTGCGCCTCCGAGAGGTGCATCGAGTTCCCGTTGCCCAGGTTGTGCTCCCCGGACGGGGCGTTCTCGTCCAGCTCCTCGGCGGCCGAACCGGCCTCGGTGGCACTCGCCGCCTCGGTTCCTTCGACGGCTTCGACGGCTTCGACGCCGACCTCCACGAACGCCATCAGCTCACCCGCCTTAGCTTGACGGTTCCACCGAAGCCCAGCGTCCGGTACACGCTTTGGCCTAGCGGACCGTGGGTGTCGTCGGCGGGGTCACCGTCCACCACGTACGCGATCCCGCCGACATAGTTGCCGGTGTCGTCCACCGTCCCGAAGCACTGCACCTGGTCCTGATCCTGGTAGGGGGTCACATCGGAGCAGGCCATGTGGATGGTCGTCTCCACCCGTTGGGCGTACTCGATGCTCATGATCGAATGAGACGATCCGCGCCGACCGAACTGGGTCAGCGACTGGCAGGTCCGGTTCACCGGGGGCAGCGGGCGCAGAGGGTGGTTACCGTTCCGGTCGGTGGTGGTCACGTCGATCCGGCGCGGGATGTGACAGACCGTGAACGGCTCGGCGAACAGGGACATCAGGCCAGCTTGATGCTCATGCGAACCGGCCGATCCGGTAGTTGGCCAGTCGGCCCTTCTGCTGATCGTTCAGGGTGAGCCCGGACGCCTGCCCGAACACCGTCTTGTACTGGGGGGACTGCACCTCCTTGACGTTCGTCACCCCGGGGCCGATCGTCAGGATGCCTTTCGTCAGCTCGAACGCGACCTGCTTGATATCGTCGGGCAGCTCGTCGTAGCCGTGCGTGAACGTCACGTCCGCCAGCCCGTAGTTCGTCACCGGGAGGTAGTAGGGGGTGTCGGGGCCGTAGTAGTACGCGCCGGGCCAGCCCCAGCCCCAGCCGCACCCCGACCCGATCCACTGCACCCAGCCCGGCTCGAACCACTTGTACGAGTCCGGGTCGAGCGTCACCGGGTCCAGCCCGGGGTCGCGGTTCTCCATCACCACCTGGCTGACATCGGTCACGTAGCGCGAGGGCAGCATGACGATCCCATCCGAGCCGGTCATCAGCTTGGTTTTGGTGACCGTCATCGACGGCCAGAGATGCCAGCCGCAGTATTTCCGGATCGCGGCCCCGGCCACCCGAAGGTAGTAGGCGGGGTCGCTGGTAAGAAACGACTGCCAGTCCGGGTCGGTGACGCCGATCAGGTCCGGGATGGCCTTGGCGTTCATCAGCTACTCCGCCGCGTTGACGATCAGTTCGATCAGGTCGGCCTTCTTGGCGTGCGGCGGGACCTCGATACCCATCGAGTCCAGCTCGGTGCGCAGCTCGGCCACGGTCAGATCCTCCCAGGAGTCCTCCTCGTCGCCGTTCGGCTCCGTCTCGGTCTCCGTCTCGGCTTCCTCGGCCCCGGCCTCGGCCCCCTCGGGCTCCTCCTCGGGCTCGGGTTCCGGCTCGGGGAGCTCGGCGGCCAGCGACGCTAAATGGTCGGGCACTTCGGCACCCACCGCCTCGTACTGCGCCACCGCTGTCCGGATCGACTCGGCCCGGTCCCTCGCCTCGTCCCGGACGTAGTGGCTGCCCCCCGGCGGTGGCGGGTTCCGGCGCTGCCTGCCACCCGGACCGGTCGGGTCGGGCACGGCGGTCGTGTCGGGGTCGTATCGACCGACGGTGGCGGCCCGCTCATCGTCGGTCAGCTCGTGGGGCGGGAAGGTGCTACGTGAGAGTGCCATGCGGTGATGGTAAGGCCCGGGGCCGTCACGGACCGCGCGCCGTCACGGCATGTCGGCCGACGGATGCGACGATGACGCCATGACTGGTGAGATTCACGTGCTCGTCACCGCCCCGGACGGTTCCCTGATCTGCGGGCTCGGAGCACCGGCCCGGCCAGTGAACAACGGCGGCATCCTCGAAGGGATGACGGGTGTGATCACGCTGGTCAGTGCCCGGATCGAGGATCTGATGAGCGTCGGAGCGGGAATCAATCCCACCACCGGCGTCAATGAGGTTCAGCGGGTCGACATCGGCGGCAGCCCCGGCTCAGGCAGCTTCCGGCTGAACTTCAACGGCGCGGACACCGACAACATCAACCACCACCCCGCCGCCGGGGACGTACAGCGGGCGCTGGAAGTATTACCCACGGTCGGCCTGGGTAACGTGCTGGTGACCAAGGACGGCAACTGGGGCTACGTCTGCTCGTTCCAGTCCGAACTGGGGAACCAGAACCTGCCGCCGATGACATACACCAACATGCTCGGCGGCGACGGCACCATCACCATCTCCACCGTGACCGAGGGTGACTCGCCTTCCGGGCCGATCCAGGCGACGAGTGTCCTGACCGGCTTCGGTGAGCTACTCCTCACGGTCAGGGACTCGACCGGCTCGGAGTGGACGTACCGGGTGATACCCGCCGTGAGCCCGGACCTGTGCGAGGTCACCTTCCTCGGTCAGCTGGTGTCAGGGACTCCTCAGTAGGCGCAACGAAAGGCACCGGCCAGGATCGCTGGCCGGTGCCCCTTTCTCGTTCGGCTTAGCTCACCAGACGGGGGCGGTGAGGCCCGTGACCTGCACGATGCTCGCCGGGTAGCGGGCAGCGCTGAAAGCCAGGTAGTTGTAGATCTGCAGCAGGACCGTCAGGTTCGCGGCCTTCGTCTCCGGCAGCACCCGGGAACGGATACCGCCCTCCCACAACACGATGTCGGAGGCGCGCATCACCAGGACCGGGTCCTCCGTGCCCGCGCCGCCCGTGGTGGGCAGGTTCGGGTCGGTGACCACAGGCAGGCCCTGAATCTGGCCGACCCGTTGCTGGCTGTCGACGGCCTCCAGTAGACCGGCGACGTTGAACGGCCCACCCGCGATGGGTAGCACCAGCGGGCGCTGGTTCCCGTCCAGCAGGCTGGTGAACCAGCCCCACCGTCGGGGGTGCATGACGATCACTTCGGGCGGCTGGAAGCGGGTGGTGTGCACGGTCTGGATGGCGTTGGCGATCGCGGAGTAGAACCCCTTGATGTCCACCGTCGTCGCCGCCACCGAACCGATGTTCGGGGTCTGCAGGATGCCGAGGATCTGGCCTGACACACCCGTCCCGGAGATGACCTGCGCGTCCGTCCTGCTGGCGTGGTCGGCGACCAGGTCGCGGAACACGACGTCGTCGAAAGCGATCGGGGATTGGTCGATCAGCTGGATCGCGAGGCCCTGCTGACCGGCGATGGTCCTGACCGGCGCGTTGATGAACGTGTCCGTGATGTCCACGTCCGTCACCGGGTCGTTGTCGTGCTGCTGCACCGCCGTCTGGGAACCGGAGAGCAGCTTCGGGATGTTGATGCTGTCCGTCCCGCCGGGCAGCGGCTGACGCTGCACAAGGTTCGCGATGGCGCGACCCGGGCGGGCCAGCTCAATGTACTGGGACATCAGCCAGGCCGGGGGGACCGCGTAGCCGCCGGAGCCGTCGACCCGGGAGAGGTCCCGGAACTCCTTGTACGCGTCGTCGGTCATCACATCCTGGGCGTGCCGGAACAGCCGGTCACGGGCTTGACCCGTGGTGTCCAGGTTCATCGAGTATTTGATGAGGTCCTGCAGGTAGGACACGTGCGCCGGGTTACTCCGGCTGGGCTGCGGATAGGTGGACTGCTCCTTGACGCGGGTGATCAGGTCCCCGGCCGCGCGGATACGGGCCAGGCCCTTGCTGATCGTGCCGGAGCGTTCGACCTCGGCGCGGGTCTGCTCGATCCGCTCCTCCAGGCCGCTCAGCTCGTCGCCGATCTTCGCCATGTTGGTCATGTAGCCACGGAGGTCCTTGTCCTCCTCGGCCTCCAACACGTCCCGGCCCGCGCCGCGTGCTTCCATGAGCACGGCCTCGGCTTTGGCCTTCAGCTCGTCGCGGTCGCGGACCAGTTTGGTGTGCCGCTTCAGCAGCTGCCCGAGATAGACATCCAGCCCACCGGCTGGCTCCATCCGCTCGGAACCGTTCGGGTTCAGCGGATCGAGGGTGGTTACGGTCATGATTTGAGCGTCCTTCGTTTTCGAGTGCCATGAGGGCACGGTGGAAGAGGGTGCCCGTGCCGGGACTCGAATAGGGCATGTCGGCCAGTGATTCCGCCCGTGCCGGGCGGCAGCCTTTGCCTCGGAAGACCGCTAGACGTGCGATCACTCTAAGGCCGTGCCTCCCCGGAATCCCGGCGCGACACGCTTAGGATTCGCCGATGGTGATTCGTGAGTACGTCGAGAAGCTGGAAGGACCGGACTTCGTCAACGCTCAGGCACGGGCCTGGGTGGATATCCGGGAGTTCATGGAAGAGGACGTGGCCCCGATCCTGGCCGCTCAGAATCAGCCGGGCGGGTCGCTGAACGGCCCCGGGAGCAGCCTGGGCTGCACTGAGCCGCTGGTGCTTCATCTGCGTGAGCTGTTGGACCGGCATCAGATCAGCTCGCTGCTCGACGCCCCCTGCGGCGACTGGACCTGGATGCGGCACGTCAACCTGGGCCGGATGATCTACGTCGGCTGGGACGTGGACATCGAGCAGATCCAGCGGAACCGGGACGGGTTCGGGACACCCCGGGTCACGGTCACCCCCGACGACCCCGCCGGGTGTTTCTTTTTCGCCCGGAACATTCTCACCGTGCCCCGGCTGCCGGTGATGGACGCGATCCTCTGCCGGGACTTCCTGGCTCATCTCCCCACCGAGCACATCGAGCTGGTTTTGCGGAAGTTCGCCGACTCCGGGGCCACCTACCTGCTGGCGTCCAGCTATCCCGGGGTGAGCAACGAGTTCGACTATAAGCCGGAGAACTTCGCGTGGCTCGGCTACTGCGAGCGCCCGCACGACTTGGAGGCGGCCCCGTTCTCGATGACGAAGATCGACGCCATCGAGGAGATCCCGGGGCCGGGCGGGGTGATCGCGCTTCCGCATGAACTCGCCGTGTTCCGGCTCCGATGATGGTCGCTCTCAAGCAGGTCGAGCTGGCCGACGGTCCGGCGGCGGGCCGGTGTGTCGAGTATTACACCCCGCTGCCAAGAGTCCTGGTGATCGCGACCCGGAATGGGCACATCGCCTGGCATGACTACCGGCGAGTGGGTACCTCGTCGGTCTACCGGCATATGCCCGAACAGGAAGCCGCCCCGGGGATGGACTCACCCGGGGCGGCTTCAGATGGATTGGATCACAGGCCGTTGCGCAGATCCTCCTGAACGAACTCGAAGGTGTAGCTGTCGGCGGGCCGGTCGGTCTTCAGGACGAACAGGCCCTCGTCGTTCACGGCCAGGTCGGTGCGCGGGACCGGGATGAAGTGGTCCGGGCTGCCCTCGTTCTTGGCGAAGTTCTCGACGCCTCTGCGGGCGGCCAGGGCCGGGCGGCGGTGGAAGCCCACCGACTCGACCGAGTACGCCTCGGTCTCGTGCAGGGTGACCGGCTGACCTTCGCGGGTCACGTTGATCAACTCCCGGTCCCATTCGAGGACGACCAGGTCGCCGACCGAGAGTGAGCGGTTACCGGCCATCCGGTACTCGACCGTGTAGGGCTCGGCGGGGAACATGTCGCCGCCGACGTTCAGCTGCTCGTAGATCCGGTTCAGGAACGGCATCACCCAGGTGGCGTGCTCGTCGCGGGCGGCGCGGTAGGCGATGTCGGCCTCCTCGTTGGTGAGGGTGGGGTCGTCATCGAAGACGAACTCGGGGGCGGTGTCATCTAGCTGGAACTCGACGGCCAGCCGAAGCTCGGCGCGGAACGGGTTGAAAGCGCGGAAGCCGCTGTTCTCGTTGAGGTAAACCTTGACGGTGATCATGTGCGAATCTCCTGGGTGGTTCTGGCCTGGCCTGGTGCCTGGCTCCAAGGATGAATCTACCCCAGTATTGTCTAGCGCGCTACCAATTAGCCGTTGTGGGGGATGTGATGTGGGGCTCAATTCGCCGGGGCGATCAGCCCCTTGTCCTGGGCCCAGCCGAGGATCTTCGGGTAGCAGTCATCGCAGACCACATCCACATCGACAAGTGGCCGGTCGCCAAAGGTCTCCCCGTACTCGGCGATCTTGTCCTCCTCGGTCCAGTCCTCGTCCACGTCGAACGTCTCGTGACACGCCGCGCAGGTGAACTGGGCCATCAGACGAACGGCCCCGGTACCGGTCCACCAGTAGCAGCCTGGTGAGGAGGCAGCGGCCCGTACAGTTTCTCCCCAGTGTCGGGGTCAATGAATACCCCCCAGCCGTCCCGGGGAGGGAACACGTCGATCCCGGGATCACGGCCAGGCAGCCTGATCCTGCCCGGGTCGATATCCCCGCCAGCCTGGAGCCGACGGATCTGGGCTTCGACCTCGTAGCCCTCGGGCACCTCGATGGTGATGGGCTGACCGTCCTCGGGGATCGGTAAGTCGAAGGACCGGGTCATCGGCCTGGTCGGATATCCCGGTGCTCGGGGCGGGGCAGGTCGCGCCGCTCCGGTTTCGGAATGTCCCGGCGCTCCGTGGGGGCCGGATCGCTCCGGGTCGGCTTCGGGTTGGTGGGTTGTGCGTGTTCGGTCGGCATGGCTCCATCGTGACACAGCGCTAGGCATTAGTCTCGGAGGTCATGAAGGTTGCTGATCTGGGCCAGGCCACCGTGATGAAGGTGACCGATATCCACCCGTACGAGAAGAATCCGCGCAAGATCCCGGACCGGGCCATCGAGATCGTCGCGGAATCGTTGCACAAGTTCGGTTGGCAGCAGCCGATCATCGTGGATAAGGGCATCGTCATCGTGGCCGGTCACACCCGGCTGCTCGCGGCGCAGCGGCTGGGCCTCGACATGGTGCCGGTGATCGTCGCGGACCGGCTGAGCGCCGCGGAGATCCGGGCGTTCCGGATCGCGGACAACCGCACCCACGACTTCACCACCTGGGACTATCCGGAGCTGATCTCCGAGCTGGAAGCGCTCGGCCCGGAGTTCGCCGACGTGCTCGCGCTGGAGGACTGGCAGAGCATCATCGACCAGTTCGAGGACGAGTACGGGATCGACGTGACCCCCGATATTCAGGCCGACGCCGAGGGCGGGTTCACCGTGAACGTGGTGTTCGTGGACAAGGAGAGCGCCGAAGCGGCCCAGGGCTATCTGGTGGACCTGGATGGGGTGCTCGATGTTCGTTACAAGGTCTGACCAGCGTTCCGGGCTGCTCGTCGCGGTGATCTCCGGGATGCGGCCCAAGCTGGATGAGCGCCCCACCGCTCAGTTCCTGAGCGACCTGCACGGATTCGGTGTGCACGACATTGTGTGGGTGATCTCCGAGCGGGACGCCCCCGACTACGAACACGACGATCACGGGCTCGCGGTCTATACGAAAGACTGGTCGCTCGACTACGCCCGGCAGCATTGGATGCTCGCCGCCGAACCGAACCCGGGGTTCCTCGGCGCGTTCCCGGGCCGGGAGTGGGCCTGCCGGGAAGCGGAGCGGCGCGGCTGCTGGGGTGTTTTGCAGCTCGATGACAACATCATCCGGGCCGTGTTCCCCCGCGACGGGTGGGCGGGCCGGGAAGTGGTGGCCCGCAACGGCGGGCTGGCGCTGTTCGTGGACCTGCTGATCGCGGTCACACTCGCCACGAACGGCCGGATGGTCGGGGCGCAACTGTCCTCCATCCCGTACGTGAAGCTGCAACTCGCCCGGGCCGGGTTCCCCTACTCCTGCTTCATCGAGAAGGTCGGGGCGGGCCGCGAGGACTGGTACGGACCCTACGAGGACGACATCACGCACGCGTTCCAGTACGGCACCCGGGCGGACGCCGGGAGTTCCACCGCCATCGTGCTGCCCCTGCTCCGGTACAAGAAGGAGCCCAGCTCGAAGTCGGCGATGCGCTCCTACTACGACCACACCCGGGCGGTCTCCCTGCAGCGGATCTTCCCGGAGGCGGCGAATATCACCATCAAGCAGAAACGGTCCAACGGGATGGGCACCCCGCGCGTGTACCACACGATGGGGCCCGGCGCGATCCGGAACCGGATGGTGGTGAAGGACAAGGAGCTGTTCCTGGGTGTCAAAGCCCGGATCGAGGAGCTGCTCCCGCAGTGGCGGGAGTTGAACGCGCAGCGGGTCCGGGAGAAGTGCGCGCGTCGGGGGGCTTAGCGCCCGAACACCGACTTGCGGATCTCGGCCAGCTCCTGGCGGGCCTTCACGATTCTCGGGGTCTCGCCCGCGCCCCAGTCACCGGACTCCTCGTCCAGGTACCACTGGATGCCGCCGATGACGTTGTTGATGGCTTCGATCCGGTTGGCATCGGTGTCGGCGGTGTCGACCTCGATCATGTCGCGCTCGATGATCTCGGGATGAGACGTCTCGCCACCGAGAGCCCCGATCCGACCGCTGCAACGGAGCAGCTCGTAGTTCCTGATGATGGTCTTGGTCTGTGTTTTGCTCATAACCCCACTATATAGCAGCGCGCTAGCAATTAACCATTGCTAGCCGCAGGTCAGGGCTGTGATCCTGGTTACTTACGCGCGTTTCAGGTAGGCGAGACCTTCGCTGACGCTCCTGATGTCCGGGATCTCGTTCGACTTGCGGAACTCGTTCAGCATCCGGGTCACGTTGATCGGACCCTGGCCGAGCAGCTCGTTGCCGACGCTTTCCTCGTGCTCGTCCTCGTCATCGTCTTGCTGGTCATCGAGCGCACCCTCGGCGTCCTGGCCGTCGTAGTCGGCCATCGCGTCCTGGGCGTCCACGAAGCCACGGCCCTGCTCGTTGTCGTCCTCGTCGTCACCGTCGTCGGCCTTCCCGCCGCCCTTCTTGAACGGCGGGGCCTTCTTGCCGCCGAACGCCCGGCCCTCGTGGTTGTGGTCCGGGTTGTCGCAGTCCGGGTCGTCGCACGCCTCAGCGTCGTCACGCTGGTCGGAGACCCGCACCCCGGGGCCGGGCCAGACGTACGGGAACATCCCGCCGAGCCGGGCGTCCCCAGGTGCCGGTCGGGAACCCTGCGTCATCGGGGACGCGGGTGCCGACGGCAGCGGGGTACGGGAGCCGTCGTAGAGCACCGCGATCATTGTGGTGCCCCCGTCCGTGTTCCGCACCATGTCGTAGTGGGAGACACCGCTCGGCCCGGACTGCGACACGGGCCGTAGGCTCGCGGCCCCTTTGCTGTCATCGCTCACGTCGTGCCCTGCTTCCTTCATCGCCGCCCGGATCTTGCTCTTGATCGACGCCAGCTGACCGGCGGTGTAGCCCTTCTGGTTCTTGGGCATGTTGATGTAGGACCACGCGGCCTTCACGTGCGCGGCGTCGATGGGGTACCGCTTCACCCCGTTGCCGCCCTTGGCCGGGTTCCCGGAGGAGTCCAGATAGCCGGGGTCTGCGAAGTTGGAGACACCCGAGTACGCCTTGGGTGTCTTCGCGCGCGCCTCCTCGCAGCGCGCGCAGCGCCCTTTGGTGAGGTCGTGCACCTCGTTGGACTGCCAGGCCCGACGGTCCGGGAGCGACGCCAAAGCCAGCTCGGCGCGGTGCACCAGATCGGGGTCCAGTCGGCGCAGCTCGACCAGCTCCTTGTGCGACAGCGACGCGAGCGCGTCCACCCCCTGCTGCAGCGCGGCCCTCGTACCCGGATTCATGCCGTAATTCACGACGGACACATCGCCCTTGTGCAGGGACACCTCGGTGATCGTCCGGTTGGTGTAGTTGTCGTCCCAGAGCTGGTCCTTCACCCGGAACGCGAAACTCATCTCGTCCATGTTGGACCGGCCGTTGCGCTGCGGCTTCAGCTTCGGGGCCAGCGACTGGACATCCGGGTCGGATCGGTCCAGCCGGGCCAGCACCTTCAGGCCGTGCGAGTCCCGGGACAGGTCCATCGTCCCGGCGATGGTCCGGGCCAACGGGAGGCCCTCATGGTTGACTAGCAGCTGCACATCGGGGCGCTCGCCGAGGGTCACGTCGAACGCGGTCAGGGCCAGGGTTTCCACCCAGCCACCCCGGTCCGGTCCCCCGTACACGTCGTAGGGGGTGAACGTGGCCGCGTAGCCTTCCAGCACGAAGTCACCGGCAGAGTCCTCACGGAACTCGAAGCGGCTGGCGGCTTTCCGCTCCTCGCGGACATCGAGGATGCGTGCCCTATTGGCGTGCTCAGTCATCTCTACCTCCTGGGCGGGGATTATCCTCGCGCCTTACCGTTTGCGGCAGCAGGCGCGCCAACCGGCTGACCGTTCCCGAACTCCCCACCAACCAGGGGCTTGCCGGGCAGCGGCTGCTGGGGAGCCGTGCCCGGCTTGCCGACCGGGGCGGACACGGTGAGCGGCTTCGTCAGCACCCCACCGGCCATCGGCTCGAAGCCGAGCGGCACGTAGTTCGCGGGCTGCAAAGGCTCATCGCCGTTCTCCAGCGGTTCCATCTCCTCGAAGGACCTGACCTCGTTCGGGGTGATCCAGAACGCTTTCAGCGCCTTGTCGTACGCCTCGAAGCGGGTCTTGATGTCGCCCCTCAGCAGGGAGTTGAAGTCGAACCGGACGAACTGACCGCCGGGCAGCATGTCGGAGAACACGGATTCGATGCAGGTCGTCCAGGCCCGGAACGTGTACGCGACCGCCGCCAGGTTGATCTGCTCGACCCCGGTGCCCCACGCCGTGGTCTCCTTCGTGTCGCCGATCAGGATCGGCGGGACCCCGTACATGATGCAGATCTCGGACCGCTGGAACTGCCGCGTCGCCAGGAACTGGGACTCCTCCGGGTTGATCGAGAGGCCCTGGAACTTGAACCCGTTCGCGAGCACAGCGGGCAGCTTCCGGCCCTGGTGGGACTTGATCCACTGCTGCTGAGCCTGCAGCACCGCCGTGTCGTCCAGATCCTGATCGGAGCAGAGCAGACCGCTTGGCGTGGCGGACTCCTTGAAGTAGCGGTAGCCGTACTCCTCGGCGGCGAGGTTCATCCCGATCGCCACCGCCGCCTGCCTAACCGGGGACAGTCCCCACGGCTCGCCGGGCATCGTGAACCGCCGGACATGCAGCATGTCGTGAGTGGACTGCTTCTCCCCCATCACCCGGTAGACCGGATCGAACCAGCGCAGGATATCGGGCCGTCGTTCCAGGAACACCACGTCGGGGTGCAGCGGCAGCACGGCGGTCGGGTTGTCCCGGTTGTCCCGGGCGGTGATCAGGCCGTAGAAGTTGCCGCGCAGCGCCAGGCTGATCACCATCAGCTGCTTGTACTGGAACAGGTCCATCCCGGGGAACGGTGTACGGATCAGCGCCGGTTGCGGGGTGACCTCGATGGGGACGTTCTTCGCGTCCCGGCGGTACACCTTCCACGGCAGCGAAGCGATGGTGTCGGACAGCAGCCGCACGCAGGCCATCACCGTCATCACGGACATCGCCTGATGCACACCGACGTAGTCGTCCAGCACCCCCACCGCGGGCGGCGGCACGAAGGCGCTGGTGGTCAGGGTGCGCTGCTCGACAGCGCCGGGCTGCCTCAGTCGGGCGAGGACACTCACGTCGCCTAGTCTCGCGGCCTGCCGAGCTGATTCGAGGTCGCCACGCCGAGGAGCACCAGGCACAGCCCGCTCACGATCAGCCCGAGCATGACCCCGACCCAGCCCGGGATGAACCAGAAACCCGCCGAGAAGGACGACAGGCCGCCGACTTCCAGGGCGGTGGACGACCACTCCCGACGATCCACCCGTGGTTTGCCAGCCGTCGGTTGGGATGGTTGCTGTACAGGCTTCAACGGCTGCTCAGAAGCGTTCGCTCGACGCCTGAGCAGCCGTTTGCTGATCTGGACCACCTCACCCGGTTCAGGTGAGGGTTCCACCACGGGCTCCGGCTCGTAGAGCCGTTGGGAGCCCAGCCGCTCCCCGACCGGGATAGCGTCGTCGTACGGGTTGAAATCGCTCACGGGTTACCTCCGTAACTGGTCAAGGTCGAACACCTCTGCGGCCCTGGCCTCCTCGACGGCTTCGGCCTCCCACGCTGTGATCAGGTCCTCGTCGGGCCATTCGTAGACCTTCGACTTCGCCGGGGGCGGACGCCCTTCCAGCCAGACGGCGGCGGTGCAGGCGACGATGGGGGCCACGTCCACCGGGGAGTTCCGCCGGTCGAAGATCCACGCGTCACCGGCTCGCCGGGCCACCCCGCTCGCGGCGGCCTTATCCAGCACGGCGGAGCGGCGGTGGAAGATGGTGTGATCGCAGACCCCGTCGAAGAACAGCGCGCACCCGGCCTGCAGTTCCAGCCCCGGTCCCCACTCCACCACCTTGACCCCGGCCCGTTTCAGGTCAGGGATCATCCCGCTCGCGGGGGCACCCGTCTTCTGCACCGCCACGCCCTCGAACCGGTCTTTGCGCTCGGCGAGGTAGTCGACCACCCAGTCCGTCCCCCGGGCCGCCACGGCGATCTCGATGTGCAGGTTCCCGTCGCCGCGCCGCGCCGCGATAGCGACGTAGCTGGTGGTGCGCTGGTAGTTCACGTCGAGCGCCGCGTACACAGGCGATGTCTCTGCCCTCCCACTGGTTGCATCCATACCGTCCTGCCAGAACTCGGCGGGGATCACGCCCGGGTCCAGCGCGTCCACCGTTTGACACAGGTACTCGGTTTGCCACCCGGGCATGTTCTTGTATTGCATGGTTTCCAGGCGGCCGTGCAGATCCTCGATGGTGAACTCGTTCAGCAGGCCCACGGCGGGGTTCGCCATCGGCCAGTAGGTCGGGTCCCTCGGGTCGGACTCGGGTGGGGCGGACCATTCGAAGTAGCCGGTCTTCGTGCTCCGGGTGTCTTTGTTGGTGATCCGTCTCCGCGCCGCCGCCTGCTGGGAGAGCAAAACCACCGCGCGGGCGTCCCCGGCGTTGGTGGTGCAGAGCACCTGCGAGCAGGGGCGGACGGTGCCGGTCGGGGTGATCGCGTCCCAGGCGTCCCAGGTGGAGTGCGTTCTCAGCTCGTCCAGCCAAACGAGATCCACGGACAGCGACCGGGCGCCCTTCGTGTTCGCGGTCGCCGCCCGCCAGTACCGCCGGTTGGTGAGGATGGCCCGGTGTTTACCGTTGGTTTCCTTGTGGTTCACCAACTCCGGGGCCAGCGCATTCGTGTCGCGGATCTCGTCCACAACCTCCTTCAGCGTCGTCTCGGCGTAGTCGAGGGTCTGGGCGGCGATCACAGCCAGCTTGGCACCTGGATGCTTCCCGTTGACCCGGCCGCTCTTGGAGTAGAACAGCCGCCACAGCCCCAGGCCCCGGCCCCATTTCGTCTTGCCGTTCTGCCGGGCGACGAGGATCACCAGGAACTGGAACCGGAATCCAGTGTGGTCGAGTTTCTTCTCCAGCGCGTGCCAGTACAGCCACACCTGCCAGGGCAGCAGGGACCACCGGCAGACCATGGTGAGGAAGCCGATGCACGCGCCGCCCCACGAGGTGCGGTCGTTCAGCCCGCAGCCGCATGGGCACTGCTCCTCACCGGGCTGGGCGTCGCAGTTCTCGATCAGCGGCGGGGTGAACAGCCGGGGGGTCATGCTCCCGGTCACACGGACCGGCTCGGCGAAGGCGGTCACGGCGTCAGCAGGTTCCACCGGGCGCGCCACCCAGTCTGGGGCTCCCAGACTTCGATCTCGGCCTCCATCTCGGCCAGGTCGACAGTGATCTCCCCGTGGCTGAGCTCGTCCCGGACCGCGCGGCGCATGGCTGCAATGATCGGTGACATCGCGACCCAGAACAAGACATCGACAGCGTCGAGGATCAGCCGTTTCACCGGCCCTGCTCCTTGCGGTGCTGCTTCAGCCGGTACTTCGTCAGGTCATCGAGCTGCTGGAACGCCGGGCTGTCCTCGTCCACGTCCAGCTCCTCGTCGGCCATCGGCGGCATGATGACCGGGGTGCGCTCCTCGTTCAGGTCGTAGAGCCGGGCGAACTGCTCCATCAACCGGCGTCCGACCTCGATGGCCTTCAGCTGGGTCGCGGCCTGCTCCGGGTCGGGGTCCATGATCCGCGGCGAGACCCGGCCCCAGAGCAGTTCCAGCCGCTCCACGTACACCGTCATCGCCTGATCGGACAGCAGCCCCTGCCGTTTCGCGGCGAGTTTCAGCTGGTCGGCGATGATGTTGTGCACGGTAGGGGAGGTCAGCAGAACCTTCGGGTGTTTCCCGATCCACACCTCGGATCGGCCCGCCAAAAAGAACTGCAGGATGAGCTGGTTCCGCTCCGCCCGCTGCTCCTGAGTCAGCCGAACCTTCCGCCGGTCCAGCTCACCATCAGCCCGTCGGTTCTCCGGGGTCTTTCGGGGCATGGCCTGAGTATCGCCCCGTCATCGGACTTGGCGTCAGACTACGGCGGTGTGTCCCGCCGATAACGCATCCTTACGTTAAGTGGAGTCGGCGGGACCCGAACCCGCCTCCAACTAGCGGATTTGCTGTAACTCCAAGATCATGTAGTCGCCGGGCCGCTTGGGCTAGCCAGACGGCTCATGTGATACCCCTTACAGGTCCGATGTCTTGACCGAGACGCGAGTTTCCAAGAGGTATTCGCAGGCCATCTCCAACTGGTCTTGGGCCGCGCTTATCGAACGGCGCGCGACATTCAGCGGGTGGTCTTTCGCGAGATCGGGAGAGCCCGCAGTGCGGGTCCACGCCCATGCGTCTATAAGGTGCTTCATCGCCGTGGCGATTGCGGTCATCTGTTCATCCATGTTTTGTTTCCTTTCACCGATAATCGTGCGGAATGTTCAGCCAGTCGAAGTGCCAAGGCCGTACGCGCTGGTGCATCTGGTCGATACCGGCGTGGCGTACAGCTCGCACTGTCGGCTACCGAATGTGATGGCGTGGGCGCTGCGATAGCTCACATGAACCCAGTTCCCTAGCCCGTCTTCTTCCTTGACCGGCCTGTTGCAGTTCCGACAGACCTGCGTCACACCCATGTTTTTGCTCCGTTCTCTGATAAAACTGCGTTATTTCGGGTTGTGCTTACAGTCTGGGCAGCACTTTGCGCCGTACCCGTATCCGTCGCAACGCACTTTTGGGCATCCGCAGTCAACGCACTCACGGACTGTGCTGGTCTTGAAGTTGTCACTCATGTCTGCTCCGTCCTTCGATACGCAGCCGCGCAAGGATGGCCTCCAAGCACCGCCGGTGGGCAAGCGTCCGTTTGTGCCACCACCACACCCGGTACCACCGATCACAGGTGCTGCAACGCGTCCAACCCACTGTGTTTGCTCCGTCCTCCGATAATCGGGCGAAACGTCAGGTGTCCCGCTGTGCGATCAGCTCACGCATCAGCCACGGTCGGCCATCCCCGGCCCGGTAATAGCCGAACAGCTCCTTGTTCCGGTCGATGTCGCGGTCCCAGCCGGGGCTGTCGGCCTTCCCGCCGACGTACCGGTGAGCGTTGGTGTTGTGCTCGAACGCGTACACGCAGCCCTTCAGCCGTCGGACCGTGGAGAGGGTGCGGGCGATCATCGTGAACGCGGTGTCCTCCCAGCCCCAGCCGATGAACTCCGGTGGCTGGCCCCCGAGCCGCCAGTACTCCTTCGTGGTGGTGACGATGCACCCGCCGACCCCGGCGATCCCGGCCCCGTCCCAGGTGTTCACGTGCGGCACGTTCACCAGCTCCGCCAGCGGGGTGTCCAGGTAGTCGGGGCTCAGGACGCGGTACTTATCGAACGGCCACCAGACCCCGATCGGGTCGGCGACGGCTCGGAGCACGTTCAGCGGATCGATCAGGGTGTCCGCGTCCGAAACAATGACAACGTCCGTTGTCGCCTTGTCGACGGCGGCGTTCCGGGCCTGAGACAGGCTGAAGATCTTCGTGTCGGAGTCAGCGGTCACCACCGGCCAGCCGAACAGCCCCCAGAAGTCCCTGACCCGCTCGTACGGGGCCAGCCGGGACTTAGTGGGCCGCCACGGAATACACACGGTGGCGTCGAGCCTGGGGGCCAGCTCGGGCATCAGGAGCGCGGGCTGCGCCAGGTCCAGGGACCGGCCGGAGCTGGGCCGCCAGCGCCGGGACTTCGACGGCTTCGCGAACAGGATCAGGTTCTGCCGGTACCACCACTCGACCCGCTGATCCCACCAGATCCGGTCCCGGACGAAGTCGTGCGGCTCGTACCCGTGCTTGGCGAACAGCTTCGCCCAGTAGGACGGCCAGCGTTCGTTGACGTGACCCTGACCGCCCTGCCCGGGCACGGCAGCAGAGAACGCGACCACATCGGAGTGACGGCACAGCGACTCGACCAGGGTTTTCGCCGACCTCGCCGGGAGGTGCTCGGCGACTTCCAGGCAGGTCACCAGGTCGAACCGTTTCCCCAGATCGAGCGGCTTTCGCAGGTCGTACGGGGTGAAGTCCAGCGGGATCACCAGCGACTCCCGCGCCCATTCCCCGTCGACCCCGGCCACCGAGATGCCCCGATCCCACTCCCGCAGCCAGGTCCCCGCCCCGCAGCCCACGTCGAGCACGGTCATCGGGTGGATCAGCCCGGACAGGATCGGGACCACGACCCGCGCTGACGACGCCGACCCGTCCCGGTGGTCGGTGTAGAACTCCGGGGTGTAGGTGGTCATTTACCAGCCTCTCTCGAACTCAATCCAGTCCACCGACGGTGTGCGTTTCGTGGCCGACGCGTGCCAGGCCAGGGTCAGCTCGTCCACCTGATCCTGGTTCAGCTTCCGGTCGGTGGACAGGGCGACCCGGTTACCGCCGAAGTCAACCTTGACCCCGTCGAGCACGGGGGTCGGGTGGGGTGGTTTACCGGCCTCCACATTCCAGGCACGTACCCAGTGGATCGAATTACCGTAGATGCCTCTCGGGTCCCCGGCCAGGAACCACGCGTTCTGCTGATCGCATCTCTTCACAAGCGCATTCCGCCGCACGTGGAGGCAATGCGCGACAATCCCGAACATCACGGCGCATCCGATCGCGATAGCCAGCACGACGGCTGCAATGATCGTCACGAGAACGGGCCGGTGTGAGCGCGGGCCTGGGCTTCCAGCTCGCCCTCACGCTGCCAGTTCCGGAGCGTGTCCGCGATGCCCTGGATCTCGTGCTCGTTCAAATCGTTGGTGGACATCACGGACGGGTCATCAAGAATCCACCGGAACAGGTTCAGCCGGTCCCTGCGGTCGGTGATCCGGGCCTCGCGGAGCAGCGCGAACACGTGCCGAACCAGCTTCGCCGGGGCGTCAGGGGGCACTGAATCCGGCCTTGTCGCCGTTGACCGCGATCAAGTCGGGGACATCGAACGCCTGGTCCAGAACCTTGTTATCGACCAGCGCCCGGAGGGTGGTCTTGGCTTCGGAGTGCTCGTAGAAATGCACCGAGATCGCGACGCCCTCGAAGTTGGTGTGCCGGTCCCGGTACCGGGTGCCCAGCACAATCTCGGTTTCGTACTTCACTCTTCGGTTCCTTTCAGCCGGATATCCCGCTTGGACCGGGCGACAGTCTTCCCGCAGTCCGGGCAGACGTAGTCGATGGTGACCATCACATGCCCGGGCGTTTTCCGGGCGTGCCACTGCATCCCGGTCACCTCGAACGGGTGAACGCACGGCACCGGAAGCTCCTCGGCGGATTGTCGGCTAGCGGCCATCATGTCGTTGAACTGGCCGAAGGTCATGCCCTTTCGGTAGCTCATGACGAGTCGCCGTAGAGGGTGTTCATCACGGAGCGCAGCGAACGCTCGGCCTCGTGTAGCGCTTTGGTGATGAAGTCGGAGAGATCGGCCTCGGCGGCGGCGGCCTTGGTAACAGTCATGGCCTGCCTGCCCCGCTTGTCGTTAATCTCGACAACGGTCGTGATTCTGATCTCCGCCATTCATCGGCCCCCGCCCCCGTTGGTCTCAGCATTCTCACCCGACGATCCGGTCTCGGGAACAGCCCGTCCATGTTCGGCGGGTCCCGCTTCGGTCGCGGCTGCGGATCGCCGCCGCCCTCGTCGGGGCCGCGGAACTCGATGCAGTGGTACTGATCGCCGAGCGTGATCAGCCCGTCGGTCAGCGGCTGCTCCAACCATTCAGTCGGGGTGCGGCCGTTCAGCGCACACATGATCAGCGGGCAGCCGCCGGGGAACTCCGTCGGAGCGGTCTTCCGTTTCCCCTCCTCGTACCGTTGCCAGGCCAGCTCGGCGGGGTTATGGCACGGGGCGTAGCACCAGTTCTCAGACCAGCCGTAGAACTCGGTGCCGTTGCTGAAAGGTGGTGTGGGAGCGGCACTTTCGTAGATCTCGTTGTAGGAGCGCATCAGCGTGGCCTTTGCAGGGTCGCCTTCAGATCGCCGCCCCAGCTGACCACCATGCACCGCATCGGGTGCGGGGCGTGCTCCACCCGCGCCGCCGGGGACTCGGTCAGCTCCCAGTCGACCAGCGCGTCGATCCGGTCCACCATCGTGTCGATCTCGTCGGTCACGGCCACGGCATCGGCTCCTCCACAGTGGCGGCGTGCAGGACATGCCGGGGTGAGCCGTCGATGTTCTTCCCGATACACATCAGCGGGAACACGACACCAAGCGGGGACCGGGCCTGATGCAGGATCGGGGACCGGCCCCAGGCCGCGATAGTCAGCGGCTCGGCCCCGGCCCGGAGCAGGTAGCGGTGGTTCTCCGGGCCGTACGGGTCGTCCACGGTCAGCAGCTCCGCCGGATTCGTCACCCGGTAAGCGAACCGGTTACGGATCACGATCCCGGAATAACCCCAGGCCAAGGCGTAGTTGACGCAGCGCTGACCGGTCGGCCCGAGCCGCACATGAGCCGGGTCGCCGTTTGCGCTGATCTCCTGACGTGACGGGTTCAGCAGAATCCAGCCGCAGAGCGGACCCTTCGCCCACCGGTAGGTGAACTCGTACTGGTAGCGGTTGTCCTGGGACCGGGCGGCGTGGATCACGGGTCGTTGTCCTCCATCGTGATGGTGACCACGCCGGTCTCCTTGTTCACGTCGTAGGACGTGACGATGCCGGTGATGATCACACCGTCCCTCTCGAAGCCGACCCGGGAGCCCTTCTGGATCTGGAACTCCTCGATGTCCCGGAACGGGACCATCAGCGGGTTCGGGGGCATCGTCATCTTGGTCAACAACTCCACCCCGGCGTTCCCGCCCGGTCCCGGCCCGATGTACATCCCGCATTTGTGGCAGCCGATCCCGGTACCCTCGCGGATCATCTCGGCCCGGCAGTTGGGGCAGGCCATCGACCCGGCCCCGATCAGCTCCTCGGTCATTCCTGCATCCGCATCTGCAGCGGGTGGTCGAACATGTACCCGTCCTCCTTCTGCTGAGGGCCGTAGGTGCCCAGCTCGATCCGGCCCGCGATCTGCTGGATCGCGCCCCGGTAGTCACCCCGGAAGTCCTCCGTGGTCGTCAGCTGCTCCACCACGGTCCGCTCACCGATCTCCAACGCCACCGTGATCCTCATCGCTTCACCTTCGCCGTGGTCCGGTCGATAGCGGCGTGGAACCGGTCCTGGAAGTCCGGGTCGGAAATGTCGCCCTCCACGATCTCGTCGGCGACCTTGACCAGCTTCAACGGCACTTTGGTACCGGGCGGGACCACCGCGATGATCGGCTTGTCGAGCATGATCATGAACCCAAGTTCGACGGCGAACTTCACGTCCGGTTTCCCGTTGGACGGGACCAGGGACACCGTGACCGCGCTGTCGGTGATCATCGGGATCAGCTCCTCCCGGACATGGGTGCAGTACGCGTCCCACTCCGGGCCGTGAAACGGGTCGTCGTCGGGTTTCTTACGGGGCATGGGTCTTCCTCTCTCAGAGGGGGTCATGGACACCGTCCACATGGTTGATCAGCGAGTTCAGCGCGCAGCCCAGCACGAAGAACGCCTGACCGGCCATGCCCTCGACCTCGTTGAGGTTCTGCGCGTTAGACAGGTGCTCCCGGGCGTGCGCGATACACGGGCAGTCCTTCGTCTTCGTGATCCGCTCCGCCCACTCCTGGGTGCTCTCACTCATGAGCCCTCCACGAGCAGCTGGTCGGAGTCGTACACGTTGGTGAAGTCGAACCGCCAGAACCGGCCGTGATCATCCACCCCGTCACCCATCCGCCGGTAATGCGCGTACTTCACCCCGGAGTTCGACGGGATCTTGATGAACTCGGTCTCCTCCGGCACGTCCTCGATGACCCGCTGATCCACCGGCCCGCCGTGCAGGACCGCCCGCCGGTTGCTCACCGGATCGACCGCCCGGGTCGGCCCTGCGCGGCACGGATCAGGGCGTACCGGACCCCGTTCTTACTCATCCCCACCGACTTCCCGATCTGCGCGTAGGTGTAGCCCTTCCGGCGCAGAGCAAGGATCAGCTTGTCCTTCTCAGCAGCGCTCATCTCCGTCACACGACGACCTCCTTCCGTCAGGTACTCCCACCCCACCCAGGATCGGGGTGATCCGGTACCAGCCCTCGTCGTGTAGCGCGGTGGTGTCGCCCATGAAGAATCCGGTGGAGTTCTGCTCCGTGTTACCCCAGAGTTCCACCGGCCCGCACGGGTCGATGCCAGGTTGCGCTTCGAGGGCGGTCTTCAGGTCCCGCACGATCAACTCCAGCGCGGACAGGGTCTTCACCCCGTTCAAGTCGATGTCGTTCACCCAGGACTGACCAACGTAATAATCAGTCATGTTCGTCTCCTCTCCGGTGGACAGCTCCATGCTTTCGATGGTCAGCCCGCTGATCACCCGGCGCGCGTACTCGTCGCCGGGATATTCCGAGTCCCTCTCCCACTGCTGATCCTTGGCCCGGAACGAGAACGACAGGTCCACTTCGGCTTCGATTTTCAGCCCGGTGTCGTCCACGGACAGGTTCGCCTCGCCGATCACCCGGTCCCCGATCTTCAGCGGGATGGTCGGGCGGGCCGCTACCGCGTCCTCCATCGCGGCACGCGGCCACACTTCCAGCCAGCCACCCAGCTTCGGGCCGCCCGCGATCTCGTGCACCCCCATGCGTTTCGGCGTACCCAGTCAGGTGCAACTTCCGGGGCTGCGTCATCCGATCTGCTCGTTCAGCGGAACCCCGTACTCAACCGACTTACAGCCGTCCATGTGGTTCTCCGCCATGTAGCGCAGGGCGGACAGCTCCGTGCTGAACAGCACAAAGTTGGAGCCGTCCGCGTTATAGCAGCACCACACCCGGACCCTCCGGGACTTCTCGGCCTTGGCTTTCGGCTGCTCCTTCGTCACGGGCTCGGTCATCATGAGTCCGTCTCCTCGTCCAGCTTCTCGTGCAGCCGCTTGATCTCCTCGTGCGAACGGTCCAGCCGGTCCTTGTCCAGCGCGAACTGCTCCAAAGCCATCTCCTCGAACCGCTCCAACCGGCGGAGTTCCCCCCGGTCCAGCTTCGAGTGGTCCTCCCGGACCCGGGCCAGCTGCCCACGCAGGTCCGCGATGGTCCTCCCCTGACGCCCCATCGTCGTGTTAGCGCGTTTCAGCCTTCGGCGCAGCTCCCGGACTTCATGGTCATCACTCATTGATCGCACCTTCCCTTGGGTTTCCGTCGTCGTCGCAGCCCAGGTGCTCGTCGCACCGGGCCCACCGTTTCCGGCCGAAGTCCGAGGTCATCGCGACCCCGGCGACCTGATCGCACCCGGTCACGGTGCAGCGGCCCGGCCACGTCTCCGGATAGCTCATGTCAGCACGATCACCTTGACCAGCGGGGCTTTCTCAATCTGGTCCCGGTGAGCGTCCCGCCACGCGTCGATAGCGGACATCGGGATCGGTCCGAACTCCGCGATATAGATCGCATGCGCCCAACACCAGGCCCGCAACGCCGAGTTATCCGGCACCCCGCTCGCCTTCACCGGGAACGGATAGTCACCCGGGCTCACCAGCTGAAGCATGTCAGTACACCCCGAAGTACGACCAGCACTTCTCCCGCTCCCGGTCAGCGTGAACCTGGATCTCATCACGACCACCGAGGGTCTGCCCGTACCGGATCTCCGCCGCCGTCATGTAACCCATCCCCACGGTCCCATCTTTCCGGCGGACCAGGCAGGACAGCAGCGGCTCGTTGTTCTCCCGGTTGATCCGGGCCACATCACAGCAGACCCCCTTCACCGGGTCGCACCAGTTATGCCCGTTCCACCGCTCCCGCCAGTAGAACCGCTCCGACAGGATGTCGTACACATGCCCGTAGCTGATGAACAGCAATTTCTGGCTCGCCACCGAAGCGAGCAGGCCGTAACCGACGACCGGGATATTGGGCTTGGTCATCACTCGTTCACGTCCACGAGCACCTCGCCGCCCTGATACCCGCCGTCATCTGGCTCCGAGTCGTCGTTCGAGAAGGTCACGGAGATCCCGTCGCTCGACAGGATCGAATTAGGTTTCCCGTAGACCACCGTGTCCGTGTGACCGGAGGTGCCCTCGAACGCGATCCTGATCTGCTCCGCGATCTTGAGCAGCGTCTCCCGGTCCGCGTAAATACCGATATCCATTACAGATCCCTTTCCGGGGCTGGCCCTGTGCCGTGCCCGTTGCGCAAATAGTACCCCACTAGAATCCGGGATGGCTGGCTAATCTTGACCCGTGCTTACCCGCCCGTGGGCAGTGCGTATCCGAGCTGCGGGTTTGCCGGATTTACCGTGCCCGACCAGCAAACCCCAAAACCTACAACGGGGACGTGAAATGTGTTGGGGCTGCGTGCAATTGGTGAACGCCGCGAACGTGAAATGTGTTGCAGCAGCGGCGAATTGGCGCGAGGGGCCCCAACGCGATGCCACGCTAGGTACAGGGGAGAGAACGGAAGACGTCCTCTCTCGATGCTCGTCGCGGTTGGCGACTTTGCGGACGGCGTCGTAGCGTCGCCAGATCGACGCGGGGAGCGGCGATTTGGGGCTGTGTTCGGGCGGGTCGGTGGGCGTTGTGGCGGGCGGGGTCGCTGTTCGCCAATTCGCTGGTGCTGCAACACATTTGGTGTGTTGGGATGTGTTGGTACTGCGTGCATTTGGGTGTCTGCGTGTTGGGGTGGTCGGGTGGGTGTGGGGTGGTGTGTGTAGCGGATCGCGTCACGCGTCACGCGTGTGGTGTGGGAGCCCTGGAACCCTGTGGTAGAGGTCGGGGAAGGACGGCAGGTAGTGGGCGGATAGTGCCCGGGCGGTGGGCGGGATGGGTGTGGGTCAGCTCCCGGCGTGACCAGTCAACTGTGCACCCGACTGGTCATGAGCGCGCGTCGTGAGGGCGTGGTGGTGTGCCTGTGAACCTCGCTCATCGAGGCCAGTATGTCCTCTACCACGGGGTGCTGAGTAGTGGACATTGTGCAGGTCAGTGCCCACGTGTGGGTTGGGAAAGGGAAGCGGGATCGTTTTCTATCGGGCGTGTGGTGGGCGGGAAGTACCTGGCGTATCGGGTGGGGGTAGTGGAGGAATCGTGGGGGAAGTTGCCCTATCGACGCCCGTGGTATGTGGGGAGTACCTGCCGGAGTCGTGGGGGGACTGCTGGTATCGCGGTAGCTATAGTCCACCAGGTGGCTGTGTGGCTGTGCTCGGGGTGGTGGGAGGCGGCGTGATCGTGGCGGAACGGTGCCGGGTGGTGTGTCCCACCTGTGGGCGGGGCTGCATGCACGATATCCCGACTCACAC